TTATCGTTTTCGCTTTCGCTTCATATTACGAAATAAATAAACAATCACCCCGACGATTTCCATGTCAGGTGAGACGGTTATCAAGGGGATACGTGAATCATCAACAGATAAAAAACCGACAGCCCCCCCTTGTTTATAACGATAAACGGAATAATGTTCTTCGATGCGGGCATAGACTAAATCATCATTGGCGATATCTTCCTGTGTATCCACCACAATCACCGTCCCTTCTGGTGCTTCAGCGCAGCCGGTATTTTGGGTTATACGGTAAGCCCGGCAGGCGTCAAACGCGGTTTGCTGTTCAGAAAAGGCCGGCACCATGAACGATTCGGGTGTTTCCTGTTCTGTCTGATAAATTTTTACTGGGACATAACGGTTGTCATGATGGGCAGCAAAATCACTATCACCATAGAGATGTTTATGACCACTGCCATCACTGAGCCATTCCGGGCGAACATCCAATGCCTTGGCCAAATCAACGAGCCGGCCTGTTTTGGTCGCGTTCCCGGAGAGTAATTTCCATATCATGGATTGCGCCATACCGGCTTTTTTGGCCAGAGAGGATTGCGTCAGTCCTTTATCTGCCATGGCTTCTTTTAATCTATCAGCAAGAGTCATAAGTGCCTCATGAGGGGGTTATCTTCGTATTGTTATCCTGAATTATCGGTTGCTTATTCTATCTCTAGAGTGATATCTTTACAAACACTCCAATAGTGATTTATATTGACCTTTGGTGATATTGTTATTGCCGCGGTGTTGGAGAAAGGCACTAATGAAAAACAGTGTGATAAAAAAAGTGATAGATATCGCCGGCAGTCAGGCCAAACTGGCTCAGGTGCTGGGGTGTGCGCAATCGCTCATCAGCGCATGGTTGTACGGGAAAAAACGGATTTCGGTATCACGGATCCCCGATATTGTGGTTTTTTCAAACGGTGCGGTTCAGGCTCATGAGTTGCGTCCTGATCTGCCTACCGTTTTCCCGCCGCCTGAAGCGAAAACCCCTCAATAAATTCCCGCTGGTGGCGGATGATGCAGGGTGTTTTGAACATGGGGATAGTTAGCGTAGGGTAACAGGGAGAAACGGCATGAGTATGAGTCTGATGGCGAAGGCAATGAGTATCCGAGTGGGTAATCCCCTGAGAAAACTGGTGCTGATTAAGCTGGCCGATAATGCGAATGATAAAGGGGGAGTGCTGGCCCTCATATCAGCATATTGCAGATCACTGTGAATGCAGCAAAAGTGCAGTGCGAAGTCACATTGATGCCCTGATTAAGATGGGCTTGCTTATCAAGGAAAACCGGCTCGGTAATCACAACGGGAAAGGGAATGCCTCGAATGTCTATTACCTGAATTTATCCGCTGACCCTGTGTCACCCAAAAGCATACCCCCTGCGCCACTTGCTGGCAGCTCTGTGTCATTGGCTGGCACCCCTGTGCCGCCAGATGGCAGACCCCCTATGCCGTCAGATGGCATCAGAACCAATCACTCTTTTGAACCCGTCAAAGAACCTATAAAACCCAAAGGGGCTGGGCAGAGGAAAACAGCAAAAAAATCAGCATTTGATCCCCTGACGGCCAAGCCGGAAAATGTCAGCACCGAAACGTGGACGGACTGGGTGACGTTCAGGCAGGAAATCAGAAAACCCCTGACCGAAACCAGTTGCCGCCAGCAGGCCAGACAATTAGCGGGATGTGCCAATCCTGATGAAGTGATTTGCACCTCCATTGCCAACAGCTGGCAAGGGTTATTTCCTGACAAACCGAGATCCGTGCGACAGCCCCAAGTCAACACCCATACCGGATTTGAGCACAAGCGTTATGAATCACACGGCGCGAACTGGACAAAAAATCTTTAAGGAGCAGCAGACGCGATGGAAACAACCGATATGGGCATATTGAAAATCGTTCCCCGCTTTGCGCAGGCCAGCTTTGCTACTTACCAGCCGCAGAGCCGAATGGCAGAAACTAACCTGAAAACCTGTCAGGGCTACGTCCAGACGTGGGAGGAACGTAAGCGGGCAGGGGAAGGCATGATCCTGTGCGGGCGTCAGGGCACGGGCAAAACCCACCTTGCTGTGTCCATCTGCCGTGAAATTGCCACAGGCGGTGATGAAGCGGTTTTTATCACCACCGCATCACGTATTATCCGGGCGTTTCGTCGCTCATGGAATAGTGAGGGTGAAATGAGTGAATTTGATACCCTGAAATTTTACAGCGGGCTGGATTTACTGGTGATTGACGAAGTTGGCGTACAGTACGGCACGGAGTCTGAACGCCATATTCTGTTTGAGGTGCTGAATAATCGCTATGAAGACCTGCTGCCCACCCTTCTGATCAGTAATTTGCCCGTGACTGAGCTGGCGCAGCTTTTGGGTGACCGGACGCTGGACAGAGTGCTTCAGGGTGGCACGGTATTGGCCTTTGACTGGGAAAGCTACAGAAGGGAAATCGCATGAACGTATATGATTTGGAAATGGCCGTCATCAGTGGTTTGTTGTCGGGCGGGGCGACACCGGATGCCTACGACGTCTTGGCGATTTTACCGGATGAGGCATTCAGCTCCGTTCATCTGCGCCGGGTGTACGGAGAAATCAAAAAGCAGGCCCTGAGCAGTGCCATTATCGATCCCTTTTTCATTGCAGATGCGATGGGTGAAGAACGGGGTATTCTGGCTAACCTGCTGGAGCTGGCCAAAACCCCGGTCTGGCGGGCCAATTTAAAAGGCTATGCGGAAAAGGTCATGCGTTACTGGCGTGTACGTCAGGTCACTGATCTGATTAACCGTTACCAGCAAGAATTATGTAGCGATTTTTAAAAATAAATCTTTACGATCGTAAAAACGCTGCTATTGTGATAACCGTGATGACAAAGTCACCAGGCTTATTAATATCAGACATTTTAAACCTTGCCCCGTGCAAGGTTTTTTTACGCCTGAAATAAACATAAGACTTGCTGTTGTGACGGGTCAGAGTTACCTATGTGTCCATGCACAAAAACTGACCATGAGGTTAAATTTATCATGCTAAAACATGAAGATATGACAATGACAGCCGCCTGTGTTTTAGACGCCGTGCCTTTGCATACGTGGTTTTCTGTTTCTGAAGTGTCTAAATTAATGGGGCTGCCTGAACCCCGTTGCCAATTACTGTTAACACAATTTCGTCTGGCGGGTTTAATGGAAAGCCGGGAGGATGACACGTTTTTCAAACGTTCTCCCTGATGGGGCTATTTCCCGGGACGTAAAAGTGCAGGCCGGTTAACGCCGGCTTGTCGTGTTGTGGCTTTCCTAATCGCTGCCAGCGTCGAGAGGAAAAAAGCGAATGGAGTTACGCCCTGTCACCTTAGTCAACGATGACTCTCTGAAATTTATCAAAACTCTGCCGGATAACTGCCTCGATTTAATCGCCACTGACCCGCCGTACTTTCGGGTAAAAGCGTGTAGCTGGGATAACCAGTGGGAGGACGTCACGGCCTACCTTGCCTGGCTGGATGAACTGCTGGCCGAGTGCTGGCGGGTCCTGAAACCGAACGGCAGCCTGTACATGTTCTGTGGTTCGCGTCTGGCCTCTGATACCGAACTGCTGGTACGGGAACGGTTTAACGTGTTGAACCATATTATCTGGGCGAAACCGTCCGGCCCGTGGTGCAGACAAAATAAAGAAAGTTTAAGGATGTATTTTCCGGCCACTGAACGCATTATTTTTGCCGAACATTACCAGGGCCCCTATCATCCGAAAGGGGATGGCTATTACAAGCAATGTCAGGATCTAAAACAGTCGGTATTTAAACCACTGGTTGATTATTTTCGTGGTGCTCGAAAAGCGCTAGGTGTCACGGCAAAAGCCATTCATGCCGCCACCGGGAAGCAGATGGCCAGTCACTGGTTCAGCGATAGCCAGTGGCAGTTACCCAGTGAAACTGACTATCAAAAGTTGCAGGGTTTGTTTGACCGCATCGCCAAAGAAAAGCACCAGCGTGGTGAACTGAACACCCCGTATGCTGAGCTGGTGGGTTCTCACCTCACCCTGTCGCGCCAGTATGATGAATTGCGGCAAGAATATGGCTTAATGCGCCGCCCGTTCTTAGTGACGGCAGAAGTGCCTTATACCGATGTCTGGCAGTTTGCTCCCGTGCAATATTATCCGGGTAAACATCCCTGCGAAAAACCCGCTGATTTAATGACGCATATTATCCAGTCCAGCAGCCGGGAAGGGGATGTGGTGGCCGATTTCTTTATGGGTTCCGGGGCAACGTTGAAAGCCGCGTTAAAACTGAATCGCTGTGTGTTGGGTGTTGAGCTGGAAGAAGAACGGTTTAAGCAGACTGTTCAGGAGATCAACGGGCAGTTGTCAACTTAGCGTTTACAACTCAACTCACGGGAATGACCGGATAGTTGAAGTGGTTCGGCAATACCGAACCACTTCATCATTACAGATGTGCAAATATCGGCCTGATTTCGGGGCGCTGTTGTTGAGAAGCCTGCCACAACTCATACTGGGACTGCATATTTGTCCACATTTCGGCACTGGTTCCTAATGCCGCTTCTAAACGAAGTGCCATATCTGCGGATATGCCTGCGCTGCCATTTAAAATACGGGATAAAGCCACACGGGTTACGCCCAGCGCTTTCGCAGCTTCGGTAACAGAAATGTCGCCTAAATATTCGCGTAAGACAATGCCGGGATGGGCGGGATTATACATTCTGCTCATTATGTGATTCCTCAGTGATAATCTTGATAATTAACCAAGATGGCATCTTCGCCTTCAAAGCGAAATGTCAGCCGCCAGTTCCCGTTGACAGAAACAGCCCAGTGGCCTTTTAAATCAGCGCCTTTTAACGGGTGTAATTTCCAGCCGGGCGCGTTCATGTCATCGGGTTTTTTGGCGGTGTTTAACGCGGTTAATTGAATATTCAGTTTTACAGCATGGTTTGCCTGAATGCCTGCTGTAGAGCCTGTTTTAAAGAATTTTTCTAACCCTTTATGTTTAAAACTCTTAATCATTGTGCGCTGCCGTATACTGTATAGCGTCAGTATACGTTAAGTGTGTGCAGTGTCAACCGACTTTGCCACCGCAATCACTCTCATCACATCTGTATCCACGTATTGCGGCTGGCATCCTATTAACTCACTCACAAGGGCTGACGTCACTCAACCCACGGATACCTATTGCTCTAATGGGGGAATATGAAAATGAAAGAAGATCCTGATATCTGGGCACACCTTGGTGACTGGCTCATATCGATAAAGGAACAAGGCATCGGAGCAATACTCGCCGGAACAATGGCTTTTCTTCGTGGCCACTATAACGGTGGTGGTTGGATAAAGGTGTCAATTGATGCCTTTATGTGTGCCATGTTCGCGTGGTTTATTCGTGATGTCTTAAATCTGTTTGGTCTGAATCCTGATTTAGCCTATATCGGCAGTGTGATGATGGGTTACTTGGGTACGGACTTTATCGGTCAATTATTACGTAAGGCCGCAGAGAAAAAAACGGGAGCATCCTCTGATGGAAATCAGCGATAAAGGTCTTGAGTGCATCAAACAGTATGAAAGCCTGAAACTGAAAGCCTACCCCGATCCTGCAACCGGCGGTATTCCGTGGACCATTGGTTATGGCCACACCTAAGGGGTTAAAAAAAGGTGATGTGATTACAGAATCACAGGCTGAAACATTCTTACAGGATGATCTCCAACCTATTTACACCATATTAAGGCAATGGGTTAAAGTTCCTTTGACTCAAGGCCAGTTCCATGTTTTGTGCTCGTTTATCTTCAATTGTGGCAGCGATAACTTTTCTGGCTCCACGCTATTAAAGAAGCTCAATCAAGGTGACTACACAGGCGCAGCGGCCGAGTTTTCCCGCTGGAATAAAGCAGCAGGCAAGGTTATGCGTGGGCTGGATAATCGCAGGGCATCTGAGCGCCAGATGTTTTTATCATGAAGCTCAATTTCACCAAGGGTACGGTTATTGCGCTGATTATTGCTTCAGCCGCCGCTTTCTTATACCGCTCTGGATATAAGGAACAGCTCGGCATCAATAACGACCAACTAACTGAAATCCAGCAATTAACCGATACCATTAATTATCAGAACACGCATATTGAAATGCTGCATGAATTGGATACCAAACACACTCAGGAACTCGCCGATGCCAAATCTAAGATTAATCAGCTTAGTAATGATCTTCGTGCCAATACTCAGCGCGTGTACGTCAAAGCCAACTGTCCAGTGCTTAAAACCACTATCACCTCCAGCGTGGATGGCTCAAGACCCGCCAAACTGGCGAAAGACGCTGAACAGGATTATGTACATCTCCTCGGAGAACTAGAAACCCTCGAAGCCCAATTCCTCGGACTAAGGGAGTGGAGTATGGTCGAATGCCAATTTTGAGGTATAGAGATTAAGAAGAGCGGATAACTCTGTGTGATACCTAGCAAAAATTGCTAATCTTAATAGACAGGCTAAATATTTATAGAGAGGATTATCTTATGTATTCGTTATCAATGATAAATCCTATGAACAGAGATTATAAGCAATATCAATTAGATGTAACGGATGATATTCAAGCATGCCTAGAAAGTCTTGAGTGTCAGCCAATTCTATTTATTGGTTCAGGCCTGACAAGAAGGTACGCGAATGGACCAGATTGGGAGAGTTTGCTTAAAAATTTAATGGAGCAATGTCCAGAAATTAAGCGTCCATTCGCGTATTACACACAAAAAAATGAGTCACTAATAGACATTGGAACTATCCTGTCAGATGCTTATAGGGATAGGGATAGGGATAGGGATTGGGATTGGGATTGGGATTGGGATTGGGATTGGGATTGGGCTTGGGCGGAAGGAAAGTCTAATTTTCCTGAAGAGTTATTCAGTGAACATTATGATGGAGATATATATCTGAAGTATAAAATAGCCGATTTTTTTAATCGTCTAGAAATAATTGATGAAAATGAGTTTGCTGATGAAATAAAATCATTAAAATCCATTCATCCACACTCCATTGTAACAACTAATTACGACAATATAGTTGATGGGATTTTTCCTGACCATGAAATTATAGTTGGACAAAAAATCATAAGGTTAGTTAATAGTAGCACTGGGGAAATATTTAAAATACATGGCTCTTGTAATGAGCCAGCATCAATTGTTATCAATAGAAATGATTACGATGATTTTTTGAGTAAGAAAAAATACCTTAGTGCTAAATTATTAACTTTTTTTGCTGAACATCCTTTGATATTTATTGGTTATAGTATTGAGGATGAAAATATAAAAGGAATTTTGTCTGATATAGATGAAATCCTATCGGAAGAGGGGGAGTTGATTCCTAATATCTATATACTAAATAGAGATAAAGAAATAGATGAAAACTCTTATCCTGCCAGAGAAGCGATGATTAATATTGATAATAATAAGCATGTAAGAATAAAAAGAATAGTATCTAATGATTTTAAATGGGTGTTCGAAGCCTTTGCTGCTCATCCAGCAATGGATAATGTTAATCCTAAGGTATTGAGAGCATTATTAGCAAGAAACTATAAGCTGATTAACTCTGACATACCCATGAATACGGTTTCTATCGATTATACTAGGTTGACTGAGTTAGCCTTAGATGATGGTAAGTTAGAAAGAGTTTATGGAATTACCGATGGTGATTCGTTAGATTTATTTAATGCTAATTATTGTTTTACAATGACGTCTTTAGCAGAGTCCCTTGGATATCGTAATTGGAATTACGTAAATCAATTAATACAAAAAATCAAAGAAGCTACAGGGAAAGATATAAAGGAAACAGATAACATATATCATCAAAAGGTAAGGACAGGAAGATCAAGCTTTACTCGTAAATATTCAAGAGAAGCATTAAGATTATTAGAGTTAGCTAGAGATAATAAACCTTTTGATGTTCAATTTGACTAAATCTGGTCTAATTTATGGTGATGATAGACTTACTTCTATTGGAAATGATACCTCTTTTGGGGATATTATGTTTTCAGTAAAAGTTATGGCCCAAGGGCCTAGAATTATACCTAACACTCCTGATGACCTCCATTACACAATTGTGAATCTCGGACCTGAATTTGGAGCTAATTCTCACGAAATTTTAGACTTAACTATTGCTATTAACTCGGGCAATGTCACATTAAATGCTGGAGGGTCGGCTATACTAAAAGCTGCCGATATTAAATCTAAAGAAAATACTACAATATTAGCAGGAGAATATATAGGTTTTGATCGGTATAATTATGGTAAACTAAGTCCAGATTTAAATTATTTCCTTACAGATAACTTAGTAACTTCTATTAAAACCGGTAAAAATCTTAATTTAATCGCTAATGATCATGTCGTAACCTCAGGATCTAAATTAATCTCTGGAGAAAATCTTTCTATACTTTCTGGAGGAGACATTAGACTTAGAGCTTTACCAAAAGAAAAATATACTAGAAGTAATGATAGCTACGAATATCAAACTATTGAATCAACAGAATTATCTGCCAAAGGTTTATTAACGCTTTCCGCTGAAGGAAATATTTTATTTCAAGCTACTAAATTAGCAGTTGAAGGACTAAAAAATATCTCATCAGTTATTTCAGACACTACTTTAAGAAATGCGATAGCTTCTGGAACTATGGATATTTCTGCTAAAGGCGGTTACATCTATGCTCAAGCTTTAAACGAAACAACGCAATATGAAACAGAGTCTGTAAAGCGAAATTGGTTAGGTGGAAAGAAAACTTTTAAGAAAATTCACCAAACTTCAACCCCAGTTGTTACAGAGTTTTCTGCTCCTACCGGTTATATCAATATTTTAGGTAGAGATGATGTTACTTTTGAAGGTAGTAAAATAGAAGCTGGTAAAAATACTAATTTAACTAGCCTTCAAGGTAAAGTTAATTTCAAAGCTGTAAGTTCTTTAGATTTTGAACAAGAACTTAGTATGTCTAAAGGGTTTCACATTAAGCAAAGAAATAAAGGTTACCAAGAAAATATTTGGTATTTACCTCAAATTAATATTGGAGGAACACTTACTGTTAATGCTACCGGTATTAATGCTGATATAAAAACAAAGGATAATCAAAATCTTCAAGATGCCATTGACTTACTAAGCGATGGTTATGGTATGTCTTGGATAAAAGATATAAGCAAACGAAATGATGTTGAATGGAATAAAATACAAGATGCTTATTCTGAATGGAACATTAACAATAAAAACTTAAATCCGGTTGTAGGGGCAGTAATAGCTGTAGTCACCGCTGGTTACGCTGCTCCCTATGCAGCACCTATAGCTGGAAGCAGTGCAGCAGCTCAAGGAGCTATTACAGCAGGTATGGCAGCGGCTGCTAGTAAAGCAGCGGTTTCTCTAGCTGAAAATGAGGGTAATTTATCTAAAACTTTTAAAGACATGGGAAGTAGTAGTACTATAAAATCTATAGTTACTTCAGCGGCTATTGGAGGTGCATTAGCTGGATTTGATTCTGCAATGGGTTGGGGTGAAGGGACTAAAGGAGGTGCAGCTATTAATAGAGGAAGTATGCCTCTATTAAGTAATCAAGATTGGGTAGCTACTGCCCAGAGAGTTGCCGGACAGTCTTTGATTAGCTCTGGAATAAACACTACTATTAATGGTGGAAGTTTTAAAGATAATTTTGTTTCCGCTCTATTATCTAATTCAACTAGTCAACTTCATGCTGAAGGAGCTTTCCAAATAGGTGAATATGCGAATCAGTTAACTGAAGTTGGAAGAGCGCTTAGCCATGCTGCACTATCTGCTATAATTGCAGAAGTTGGAGGAAATGATGGTAAAGCAGCCGCAGCAGGAGCTTTAGCTGCTTCTTTAGCAGCAGATAGTCTTAGAAATACGTTTGATGACTCTAGAGCCACTCAAATAGGAGGTAAGATTGTAGGAGCATTAGCTGGCGCAGCTATTACAGGAACTCCTGAAGGTGTTTATGCTGGAGCTAATGCTGGTGAATTAACTATAGTGCACAACCATGATGAACATGCCATGAACATGTTTGTAAAAGGTGAAAATGGTAGTATATTTCCTCCCGAAGGATCTCTCCAAGAAGCTATAGATTCTTGTTTAATTGACGCAACTTTATGTAATTTTATAGTAGAATTTAGTCCTCTTTCAGTACTTAAAGATGTTAAAGATGCAGAAACAGGAACAGATTATATAATTGCAGCGGCATCAGCAGCCCCTTGGGCAAAATTAGGAAAAGCAGCTGATAAAAGCGTTGAAGCTATAAAAACTCTTGCTAAAAATGGTAAGTTTGCTGAAGCTACTAGGATTTACAATGATTCTCTTAGAAGTATGGGTAAATTCTTTAAAGGGAATCATAGAGTTAATGATCTAAGTAAGCTTAAAGATATGAATTTAGAGCCTAATATGCTTAGAGCGGGGACTAAAAAATATCTTAAAAGTGAATTCCAAAAACCTGATGCAGCTGTTAGTTATGCTGCAGCATCAGTAACAGTTAATGGTAAAAAAGAATATTACTTATCTGTAAATGGTGCAGCTTGGTCAGGCAATTCTCCCAATGTCGTAAATATTAATGGGGTTAATTTTAATGTGATTAGAGAAGATAGTGGTTCTATACCATCAGCTCCTAATGGAAAGCAAACTAACTTTAATCACGCTGAACAAAAATTATTTAGTCATTTTCAAGATAATTTTCAAGGTAAGAAAGTAGATATAAATATGTCTATTCAGAATACTAGTGCTACATCTCCAGGAATGTGTGCTGGCTGTAAACCTAATAGCAAAGTATTTGCAGATCAAAACAAAGATTTTATTATTAATATATTTGAGGGTACAATCGGTAGAAAACCCTAAATATCTAGTGATAAATTCAATATAAAGACCTTAAATCAATATGAAGACCTTAAATAGAGAAACTGTATCTGGAGTTAGTTTTTATACTATCAGAATGACATATGAAGAATTAGTTATTCTTAGGGACTGTTTACATGATATCTTACTTAAATCTAAAGAAATTGAAGAGCAAAATCCTGATAAATTATCCTGGTATAAGTCTACTTTTTTAGAAATATCAGATTGTATACAATCTGAGGCTTTGAAGGATAAGAATTTAAAAACAAGGATAATTTTGAAAAAAGAACATTTAAACGCTGAAATATTCTATAGCCTTAAATTATCTTATGGAGAACTTGAGTTAATTATATATTCTGTTATGAACTTAGAGCGGGATATCAATTATAAACCTTTTTATAGAAAGTTTTCTTTCAGTAAAAAATGTAATGCCAAATTATTGAATGATTATTCTCACAAATTACAATCTTTATGGTTAGTAGATTAATTGGAGCTATAAATGACTAAAACAGAATTAATAGAATATCTACATTCTGCTTATCCCGAATTGACTATAGATACTAACTATATTAAAGGTTATTCAGAAGAAGATATTCTAAAATTAGAGAGTCTTCGTGACTTCAAAATTCAAGGACAGTTACGTGAGTTTTTAACTTATATGGGGCGTTGCAGTGGTGGATTATTTGGAAGTCAACCTTTAAAATTCTATCCGGAAATCGTTAATCCCAAAGGTAAAGAGATATATCATTAATGCTGACACTATTACAGCAATGGTAGGTCCAAACTCTTTCGGTATGAAAATTCCAGGATTACCTACCAGATTTGAAAATGAAACTCCTCAATCTGGGTTTTCTATAGATACTGGTAGCCTCGGGGGAATGTATGCTAATAAAAGCATAATACTTCTTAGTAACGAAAAAGATGCCGGCGTGAATATAAGGGATTTATCAACTTCAAGGGGACAATTAACGGATGTTACTGTGCAATTAACGAAAGACTCTGGAGCCGTATATACTACTAACCAAAAACAAGATATAATTGTTGCAGCTAATAGATATTTTCATGAGGGTGTAGAATTAGTGCTTATTGATGGTGTTTGGCATCGAAAGCAATGATTGAACAGATATTATGTCACTTAAAAAGAGAATCTTATGATTACTAAAAACATTAAAGATTTTACAAAAGTAACCTCAATTTCTATATTAGCTTTATTGATTTCTAATAATTTAGCTTTTGCAAATCCAGTTATCCCTAATGATAATAGAACTCAAGTAAATATAGTTAATAATATACCCGTAATAGATATAGCTACTCCTAATATTTCAAGAGTATCTCATAACGTCTATAAAGAATTTAATACTTCTGAAAAAGGTTTAGTGTTCAATAATTCATTAAATGGTACTACATCTCAACTAGTAGGACAACTAAATAAAAGCCCTAATCTTAGAAATAGACCAGCCGGAATAATTGTTAACGAGGTAGTTGGAGGCAATCTATCTCAACTTAAAGGTATGATTGAAGTAGCTGGAGATTTTGCTAGTGTGGTGATATCTAACCCTAGTGGTATTTCAATTAATGGACTTACTTTCAGTGATACTATTGGTGAAGCTAATTTTACCACTGGAACTATTACCTTTGATAAAAGAAAAAATTTAGAGGAGTCTAAAGTAACTAAAGGACATATTACTATTGGAGAAGATGGGATAAATACTAGAAATGTTAACTATCTTAATTTGTTTAGCAAAACTATCAAGATAGATGGAGATATTGAAGGAGATTATGTTTCTGTTCATGCTGGCGGTGTTTTAACAGATATGAAAAACCTTACTTATACTTGGATTGAATCTGAAGGTCCTAAACCTGAATTCTCAATAGATACTAGTGACATGGGTGGAATATACGCTAATAGAATCGTAGTGATATCTACTGATAAAGGAACCAGAGTTAATTTAAATGATTTAGATGGAAAAAAACCTGATTAAGATAAACGCCCCTTATAGTAGCACTGTAAATATTAATGGGGTTTTTAGAAATGATAATAACAATATAACTATAAATGCTAATAACTTAAATGATAATGGAACAAAATTAAAATGGTCTGATGATAAAAATAGATGGGAGCCAATTTAATATTTACCAGTCTTAGTTAAAAAGTATAAGTAATTCTATTAATTGCAAGAGACTTATATGCTTTTCATAATTTCTTGCAATTTTTTTCTAAATGAACTAATGGCAGGAAATTATGAAAAAACCCAATAATCCTGATAATGTTAATCAGTTTACAAAAGCTTTAACCTATCTTCTTATATATCTAATAGGTATTTATCCTATCAGCATCGTTGCTGCAAATCCAATTATCTCCAATGATAACAGAACTCAAATAAATGTAATTGATGATGTTCCTGTTATTGATATAGCTGCCCCTAATATTAGGGGGATCTCTCATAACGTTTATAAAGAATTTAATGTCGAAGAGCAAGGTGCAGTTTTAAAATAACTCAATAGATACTGCATTATCTGAAATATTAGGAGATGTAGATAAAAACCCTAATTTTCAAGATAGATATGCAGATTTAATCATTAATGAAGTAGTCGGGGGTAATCAATCTCAGCTTAAAGGACCGTTAGAAGTAGCTGGCGATAGAGCTTCAGTGATAATATCTAACCCCAATGGTATTACTGTTAATGGCGGCGGCTTTCTTAATATGTCCGTTGCTACATTAACTACAGGTAAACCTACTTTAAATAATGAAGGATTTTTAGATAACTTACGGATAACTAAAGGCCAAATTAATATTGAGAGTGATGGCTTAGATGGCAGTTTTGATTCTATATATTCTATAGATTCTATAGATATAATTAGTATAACTTTGAATTTAACTGGTAGGATAAATGGTCAAGGGAATAATATCAGTATAATTCAGGGTACTAACCAAATTAATTATGGAGGTTATAGTAACCAACGCAATATGAAACAGAGTCTGTAAAGCGAAATTGGTTAGGTGGAAAGAAAACTTTTAAGAAAATTCACCAAACTTCAACCCCAGTTGTTACAGAGTTTTCTGCTCCTACCGGTTATATCAATATTTTAGGTAGAGATGATGTTACTTTTGAAGGTAGTAAAATAGAAGCCGGCAAAAATACTAATTTAACTAGTCTTCAAGGTAAAGTTAACTTCAAAGCTGTAAGTTCTTTAGATTTTGAACAAGAACTTAGTATGTCTAAAGGGTTTTACATTAAGCAAAGAAATAAAGGTTACCAAGAAAATATTTGGTATTTACCTCAAATTAATATTGGAGGAACACTTACTGTTAATGCTACCGGTATTAATGTTGATATAAAAACAAAGGATAATCAAAATCTTCAAGATGCCATTGACTTACTAAGCGATGGTTATGGTATGTCTTGGATAAAAGATATAAGCAAACGAAATGATGTTGAATGGAATAAAATACAAGATGCTTATTCTGAATGGAACATTAACAATAAAAACTTAAATCCGGTTGTAGGGGCAGTAATAGCTGTAGTACTATAAAATCTATAGTTACTTCAGCGGCTATTGGAGGTGCATTAGCTGGATTTGATTCTGCAATGGGTTGGGATAAAGGCAGTGCTGCAATAAGCAAAGAGAGTATGCCTATATTGAGTAGCAAAGATTGGATAGCTACTGCTCAAAGGATTGCCGGACATTCTTTAATTAGCTCTGGAATAAACACTACTATTAATGGGGGTAGTTTTAAAGATAATTTCATGTCCACACTATTATCTAATTCAGTTAGTCAACTTCATGCTGAAGGCGCAAATCTTATAGGAAGAAATGGGGAGATTTTAGGGGACACTGGAAGACTTCTAAGTCATGGAGTTTTATCAGCAATTACAGCTGAAATTGGCGGAGGAGACCCTCTGGCGGCTGCAGTAGGTTCAATGGCGGCTGAATATGCAGCAATATCTCTAAAAAATACTTTTCATAATGAACCTGAAAAATTAATAATGAGTGGTAAAGTTATAGGGGGTTTAGCTGGAGCATTAATTTCAGGAACAGCAGAGGGTGTCCATAGTGGAGCTGATGCAGCAGAATTAGCCATTATATATAATTCTTTAGGTGGAGATAAGATTAGACAACAGCTTGAAGAAGATAAAGAACTTACAAAACAATTAGTTAGAGAAAAAAATTGGTGAAAACGCGGCTTCTGGATTAGTTAATGGCCTTTTAAGTAGTGTAACAGGATTAGGTGATTTTGCATTAGCTGGAGGAGATACTGTATTTGATGCCACAGCGGCTTTTGTAACTTGTGCATTGGGTATTAATTATTGTCAACAAGCTAGAGGTGATTTACATAAAGCAAATGAAACCGTTAATACTATTTTTAATTCTATTGTCAATGGAGACTTGTGGGAAGATGTTAAATCTACAGTGGTAAAAGCCAATAATGGAGATCAACAAGCTTTAGAAGATGTAGCTACACTTATATTTGATACTGTATCTCCCTCTAAATTTTCTTCATTTAAAAATACAACTCCAATGAAAGTTAATGGAGTTGTTCGTATAGTAATTACAGAACCTACCACTAATATGAAACCTAATATTGGTGGATATCAAACAGTAACAAATGAAGTATCAACACAAGTTCAAAACGCTAGAATACGTCAACATCAAATGTTGAATGATAATGTTGGATATAATATGAATCCTTTTGAATCTGATGCAAATTATCCTTCAATAGGGCGTTATGGTACTAATGAAAAATTCATTAATGAATGGATTTAATATTCGTAAAATTGAAGATATACGTAGTAAGTCCCAGAAGCCCTACACCAGAAGCTGGTAACGAACATTTTCTTGGAGCTGGACAACATTTGCCCGGAGGAGCTCCTGAAATAGTAATAGATTCAGTACCAACATCAGCTAAACCTATTTTAAAGGTAAACGTAGAATGAGTATATATCCGAAAAATTCAATTATCGTTGATGATATGGAAACTACATTTAGTCTTATAATTACGAAAAAAGATAATGAATTTAATTACTAGAATGGAAAACTTAGGTTTTTCTGTAGTTACTGATGAAGTAATAGACTACTACAACGATGCAGTAGAGAAAGATAAAACTTATGAATATTATAATTATGTAGATCGTTCAGCAAATTACATGAAATTTAATATAGTGGGATACGGGCACGAAGACAAAGCAAAGGTAGCTAAAGAATTAATCAAAGAAGGAGCTCTTTTTTCGCGGGCTGGAAGAATTTGGCCTCCTGAAGAAGTTATGAGATATTATAGAGAACGGGGTTTGATTATGGAAAATTATAAGACTATTGCATGGTATAGTGGAAAATACTATATATATGATGGTCATACTGAAAAATTATTAGAAGATTATAGTGGAAAACTATAAAAGAATTTGCTAAAAAGATAAGTTTTCTGAAGCTACTAAGATTTACAATGCTTCTCTTAGAAGCATTGTAAATTCTTTAAAGTCAATTACAGAGTTAATAATTTAAGCAAACTTAAAGATGTAAATTTAGATTCAAACATGTTATGAGGAGAGGTTGATAACTATTTAGGTGCTTCTTATAAAGTAGGTAAACCAAATGTGAAACTTTATAGTATATCTGTAGCATCTGTAACAGTAGATGGTAAAAAAGAATATTACTTATATGTAAACTCAGGAGCTTGGTCAGGTATTTCTCCTATATTGAAGGGATTGATTATAAAGTGATTAGAAAAGATAGTGGCTTTATACCATCAGCCCCTAATATTGGAGGTAAAATTGTTGGGGCTTTAGCTGGAGCAGCTATTACAGGAACTCCTGAAGGTGTTTATGCTGGAGCTAATGCTGGTGAATTAACTATAGTGTACAACCATGATGAACATGCCATGAACATGTTTGTAAAAGGTGAAAATGGTAGTATATTTCCTCCCGAAGGATCTCTCCAAGAAGCTATAGATGCTTGTTTAATTGACGCAACTTTATGTAATTTATAGTAGAATTTAGTCCTCTTTCAGTACTTAAAGATGTTAAAGATGCAGAAACAGGAACAGATTATATAATTGCAGCGGCATCAGCAGCCCCTTGGGCAAAATTAGGAAAAGCAGCTGATAAAAGCGTTGAAGCTATAAAAAACTCTTGCTAAAAATGGTAAGTTTGCTGAAGCTACTAGGGTTTACAATGATTCTCTTAGAAGTATGGGTAAATTCTTTAAAGGGAATCATAGAGTTAATGATCTAAGTAAGCTTAAAGATAAGAATCTAGAGCCAAATATGCTTCGGGGAGAAATTGATGGATTTTTGAAGTCAAAATATAAAAAAGATGGGACAGATCCAAAATCTTATAGTATATCTGGAGCATCAGTAACAGTTGACGGTAAAAAAGAATATTACTTATCTGTAATTGGAGATGCTTGGTCAGGTACTTCTCCAAATGTCGTAAATATTAATGGGGTTAATTTTAATGTGATTAGAGAAGATAGTGGTTCTATACCATCAGCTCCTAATGGAAAGCAAACTAACTTTAATCACGCTGAACAAAAATTATTTAGTCATTTTCAAGATAATTTTCAAGGTAAGAAAGTAGATATAAATATGTCTATTCAGAATACTAGTGCTACATCTCCAGGAATGTGTGCTGGCTGTAAACCTAATAGCAAAGTATTTGCAGATCAAAACAAAGATTTTATTATTAATATATTTGAGGGTACAATCGGTAGAAAAACCCTAAATATCTAGTGATAAATTCAATATAAAGACCTTAAATCAATATAAAGACCTTAAATCAATATGAAGACCTTAAATAGAGAAACTGTATCTGGAGTTTAGTTTTTTATACTATCAGAATGACATATGAAGAATTAGTTATTCTTAGGGACTGTTTACATGATATCTTACTTAAATCTAAAGAAATTGAAGAGCAAAATCCTGATAAATTATCCTGGTATAAGTCTACTTTTTTAGAAATATCAGATTGTATACAATCTGAGGCTTTGAAGGATAAGAATTTAAAAACAAGGATAATTTTGAAAAAAGAACATTTAAACGCTGAAATATTCTATAGCCTTAAATTATCTTATGGAGAACTTGAGTTAATTATATATTCTGTTATGAACTTAGAGCGGGATATCAATTATAAACCTTTTTATAGAAAGTTTTCTTTCAGTAAAAAATGTAATGCCAAATTATTGAATGATTATTTTCATAAATTACAATCTTTATGGTCAGTAGATTAATTGGAGTTATAAATGACTAAAACCGAATTAATAGAATATCTACATTCTGCTTACCCAGAGTTGACTATAGATATTACTTACATTAAGGGCTATTCAGAAGAAGATATAGTAAAATTAGAACGTTTATATGATATTAAAATTCAAGGTCAATTACTTGATTTTTTAATTCACATGGGGCGTTGCAGTGGAGGTTTTTTTTCAAATCAACCTTTAAGTTTTTATAGTAAAACTGCTAATATCAGAGATGAGATAAAATTTCAAATAGGATGTGAAGATGGATTAAGAGAAGTTCAACGATTTGATTTGATAGAACAAAAACCTTTCTTTATTTCAATGGAAAACGAAGGGATTTTTCATTATTTCTTGTTAACTGATTCAGTTAACCCTGATTTAGTTTATTATCTTGATACTAACTATGACACAATAGTAGATACTAGTTTAACTTTTAACGAATATTTAAGAAGTGTTGTAGATTCTAGCAGAAGTTACACTTATAAAATCCCACCTGATTATATGGGAGACTTACTTAGAATATAACGGTTAAACATATTTCGTTATTGGATCTACTTTGAGTCAAATCAAAGTAGATCCACCTAAAAAGAGACTTTTATGAAAAATATTAGAATTTTTACAAAAATAACTTCAATTTCTATTTTATCTTTATTAGTTTCTACTAATCTAGCTTTCGCTAATGATATCATTCTTAATGATTCCAGTACTCAAGTTAACCAAGTTAATAATGTTCCAGTTATAGATATAGCTGCTCCGACTCTTAATGGTATGTCTAGGAATACTTATAAAGAATTTAACGTAGAAGAACAAGAATTAGTTTTTAATAACTCCATAGATTCTGTTAATTCTCAACTAGTAGGTCAATTAAATAAAAATCCTAATTTAAGAGATAGACCAGCTATTCTAATCGTTAATGAAGTAGTTGGAGGTAATCAATCCCAACTTAAAGGAGTTGTAGAGACAGTAGGCAATGCAGCTACATTAATAATAACTAATCCAAATAGCGTTTTTCTCGATGGAGCTAAATTTATCAGCAATGAAACTTTTATCAGCACAGGAAAACCTACTTTTAATAAAAAAGATTTACTTAGTTTAGATGTAACTAAAGGTAAAGTTACTATTGGAGAAAAAGGCTTAGATTCTGATAACCTTGTTGTTTTCAGTAGATCTCTTCAAGTAAATGGAAAAATTAATGCTGACACTATTACAGCAATGGTAGGCCCAAACTCTTTCAGTATGAAAATTCCAGGAATGTGTACTGGTTGTAAAGATACTAGTGCAGTGTTTGCAAAACAGAATAAAGATTTTATTATCAATGTATTCCATGGAACAACTGGAACAAGACCTTAAGAGTAATCCATATGAAACTTTTAAATAGAGAGACTATATCGGGAGTTGCATTTTTCTATATCAGAATGACACATGAAGAATTAACTTTTCTTAAAAACTGTTTACATGATATTTTACTTAAATCTAAACAAATCAAAGAAGACAATCCCAATAAGTTAATTTGGTACAAAGCTATTTTTTCAGAAATATCGAATTGTCTGGAGTCTAAGAATTTAAATATCGAGAGGTTAACAACAACTAAAATCGCAAAAGAGTACTTGGATAATGAAATAGTCTTTGTTATTAAACTAACATCTGGAGAACATGATTTATTAGTGCATTGTATCAGTGAGTTAAAAAGCGAAGTTCGTAATAGACCTCTTTACAGTAAATTGTTATTTTATAAAAAATCACTGTGTAATGATGTTGAAAACTTAAGTGATTATTTTCAAAAATTATTTTATTTTAGGGTAGAACCCTCTAGTTGGAAACCTCAAATGACCAAAACAGAATTAATAGAATATCTACATTCTTCTTATCCAGAATTAACAATCAATACTACTTATATACGAGGATATTCAGAAGAAGATATATTAAAATTAGAGCGATTATATAATATTAAAATTCAAAGACAACTATATGATTTTTTAACTCACATGGGACGTTGCAGTGGGGGATTATTTGGAGACTATCCTTTAGAATTTTATTCAAAAATTGATAGCTCTAAAGACGGACTTATATTTCAAAGTGAATGTCGAAAAAATCTAAAAGATTTGGTTGAAATCCAAGGTGAAAGGATGGTAAAACAAAAACCTTTCTTTATTTCAATGGAAAATGAAGGAATTTACAAATATTTTTTAGTAACTGAGTCATATGTCCCCGATTTAGTTTATTATCTTGATACTAATTATAATGCGATAGTAAATACCGGATTATCACTTAATGAGTATTTAAGAAAACTTGTTGATACTACCGTTAGAAATTATGCAATTAAGCCTCCTTTTGATCAAGAGGGGAGTTTACTTTAGTTAAAAATAACATTCACTAGTATAAGACTGTGGATGAAATGTATAGGTTCTGATTTAATTAACTTAAATCAGAACCAAGCATAAATAACTAATGTGGTTGAAGGTACAATCAGCACAACTGTCAGAAAACTTTAAAGAGATAGTTTATGAAACTTTTAAATAGAAAAATGTATAAAGGTGTAATTACTTATTACGTTGGAATGTCACAACCTGAATTAATTTTTCTTAAAAACTGTTTACACGATATTTTACTTAAATTTAATGAAATTGAAGAAAATAATTATGATAAATTAGCCTGGTTAAAAGCTATTTTTTCAGAAATATCAAATTGCTTAGAGTCTAATATTGAACAGTTAAAAACAACTAGGATCGCAAAAGAATATATAGATAGAGAAGTATTTTGTACTCTCAAACTAACATCTGGAGAACATGATTTACTAGTACAATATATCAAAGAATTAAAATATACTATCTATAAAACACCCTCATCCAGTAATTTAAAACCTCTGTGCAATGATGTGGAAGAATTAACTAACTATTTTGAAAAACTACAGTATTTTGGAGTAAAAGAAACTAATCAAAATTATAAAATGACCAAAACTGAATTAATAGAATATCTACATTCTGCTTACCCAGAATTAACTATAGATACTACATATATTAAAGGTTATTCCGAAGAAGATATATCAAAATTAGAATATTTATATGATATCAAAATTCAAGGTCAGTTACTTGAGTTTTTAATTCATATGGGTCGTTGTAGTGGAGGGTTATTTGAAAGTCAACCTTTATTGTTTTATTGGATAAGGAATAACGAAAATAAAATAAAATTTTCAGAACTTGAATATAAAATGTCAATTCAAGAGAGTCTTGAATACACTTTTAGAGATATTCAACGGCTTGATCTGATAAAACAAAAACCTTTCATCATTTCATTTGAAAACGAGGGGATTTACGACTATTTCTTATTAACTGAGTCAGATACTCCTAATTTAGTTTATTATGTAGATAATAACTATAATGAAGTAGTACTTACTGGATTAACCTTTAATGAGTATTTAAGAAGTACTGTGGATTCTTATAGAGCCTATCAATATAAAGCTCCTTTTGATCTAAAAGGAACTTTGCTTGGAATGTAGAAACTATTTTCATTTTGTTATTTGGTTATTTACCCTACAATTTTTTGATTTATCCAAAACAGATGCACCTAAAAGAGGATTTTATGAAAAACTTTAAAACTTTTACAAAGATTTCTACATTAACTTTATTAATTTCTACTAATCTAGCTTTCGCTAATGATATCATTCTTAATGATTCTAACACTCAAATTAACCAAGTTAATAATATTCCGGTTATCAACATAGCTACTCCAACTCTTAATGGTATGTCTAGAAATACTTATAAAGAGTTTAATATTAATGAAAAGGGTGTGGTTTTCAATAACTCCATAGATTCTACTAATTCTCAATTAGTAGGTCAATTAGATAAAAACCCTAATTTAGCAGATAGGACTGCTATATTAATTGTTAATGAAGTAGTAGGAGGTAATCTATCTCAACTTAAAGGAGCTATAGAAATAGTTGGAGATGATGCTAAGCTGATTATAACTAACCCTAATGGTGTCATTATTAATGGGGCTAAATTCATAAATGTAACGGAATCTTTTATTAGCACAGGTAAACCTGTTTTCAATAAAAAAGATTTACTTAGTTTAGAAGTAACTAAGGGCAAGGTTACTATTGGTGAAAAAGGCTTAGAATCTACTGAGAATAACCTTGTTGTTTTCAGTAGATCTCTTCAAGTAAATGGAAAAATTAATGCTGATATTATTACAGCGATGATAGGACCTAATTCCATGAGTATGAAGGTTCCAGGGATGCCTATCAGATTTGAAAATGAAACTCCTCAACCAGGATTTTCTATAGATACAGGTAATCTTGGAGGTATGTATGCTAATAAAAGCATAATACTTCTTAGTAACGAAAAAGGTGCCGGCGTGAATATAAGGGATCTATCAACTTCAAGGGGACAATTAGAAGATGTTGTTGTACAATTAATGAAAGACTCCGGAGCCGTACATACTAGTAACCAAAAACAAGATATAATTGTTGCGGCTAATAGATATATTCATGAAGGTGTAGAACTAAAAAATGTTGATGGTATATGGCAGCTCCCATAAGTTATAGATAACAACCAAAAACTATAAAACCACTCATACGAGTGGTTTTTTCGGACATAATATATAACTAACTGTTAATGTCTTTGATATAAACATCCTTTAGTTAATCCTTCAGAAATATACAGTTCAGTAGCTAGACTACTCAATACTGGACATTCTTTAGTAATCAATTCTGAAATATATTCAGCTAAGTTCTCAATTGTAGTTTCCTTTCTACATATATGAACATTAACATTCTTCAATTTAACTAATTTTTCCATATTGAAACTCATTTCCATAAAACCTCTTTCTCCTGTTTTATAAGAAATGCTCAATAAATCTTCAAACGCGGCTACACCATCTTAGATCGCATGGGCGTGCGTATGCTGCGTGATCCGTACACCCATAAGCCGTTTATCCACTTCTACACCACCAAACGGGTTGGTTCCCTGCGGGTGGACAGCAACGCCGTGAAACTGCTGAAAGTGGCAGAAGATAAGGCGTAGTCACCTTATTCTCAGGAGATGACATGCCTTTTCCCACGATTGATCTGCTTCGGCAGCAGTGCCGTATCGACAGTGATAATCATACCGAAGATGATTTATTAGACACTTATGCGCGGGCGGCCATTAAACGGGTCGAAAACTATCTGAATCGCCGCCTGTATGAACAGGCTGTGCCGGAGGATGATCCGGATGGTCTGTTAGCGACTGACGATGTGACACTGGCAATTATGCTGGCAGTCGGTTACTGGTATGAAAACCGGGAGGCACAGACCTTACCCACCGGATTTAAATCGTTGCTGGAACCCTACCGTTTTATTCCGTTATAGGAGAATGCCGATGAAAGCGGGCTCACTTCGCTATCGCATTAAACTGTTTCGCCCTGTAAAAAACCGTGATGATCTGGGTGCTGAAATCATTGGGCGGGAATATGTCACTGAAACCTGGGCACGAGCGGACGCCATGTCCAACCGCAAAATCCGCACGGCGGATCAGCAACAGGTGATCGAGGTGCAACAATTTACCGTCAGGCCAAGAAAAGATATTGAACCTGATTGGTTGGTTGAACATCAGGGACGGCTGTTTACCGTTCGCACTGTGGATCGTAACCATACTGACCGTGCCGTTATCACCACGGAGGCCGATGCGCACCATGATCGAACCTGAACTGAAAGCGGATTTAGAACGATTAACGAATCTGCCAGTTTATCCGCTGATACTGCCGTCCAGCGTGTTAGAGGGCGTGACCTATCAGCGTATCAGCGATCTCCGATTCAATATCGGGCTGGCGGCCTCGCCGTTAATCGAAGCGCGTTTCCAAATCAGCATTATGGTGCTGAACGATTACTCCCAGGCTTTGCGACTGGAAGCCAAAATCCGTACCACATGGGAATCCGTGCAGCATGGCAGGCTCGGCGGCTATCCGGTGCAAACCGTTTCACGCGGAATGTTGCAGCAGGCGGTGGAAGAGTTGACGGAAAACCGCAAGCGCTACCGTATTACACGGGACTTTATCATCACTTACACGGAGCATCTGACATGATCACCGCAAAAACAATGGGATGGACAGAGTTGGGGCATAAATTGCAGGTACTGGACAGTGATCTCCAGACCCACATCCTGCGCAAAGCCGGAAAAGTTGCCATGGCAATCGTTAAAGAAGATATGGCTGCCCACGCCGGTTATAACCGAAAAAATGAGGGTTCCCATCTGCGGGAGGCCATTCAGATCCGTTCGACAAAATCGAAAAAATACACAGGCGGGGTGATGATCACCGTGGGGCCGACAAAACCCCATCGTATGAAAGCACTGGCGCAGGAGATGGGCACGATTAAGCAGGTGCCAAAACCCTTTATCCGTCCGGCGCTGGATTACAACAAAACCACTGTTATTAAAGTGCTCGCGCAGGAAATCCGCGATGCCTTATCAGGGTACAGTCAATAGGAGAACACATCATGGCAACATCCCCTGAATACGCCGTATTGCCAGCGGGTACACTCGTGAAATTTGGCAAACCCGGCGACAGCGTGGAACAGATGAAACCGCTGATTAACTGCAAGGCATTGGGTGCCACTGGGCTAACGGGCAGTTTTGTCGATTGCACCACTTTGATGGATACCAACAAACAATTTATTTCCGATATGCCGGAGGGGCCGGGAAAATCCCTCGGCTTTATTGATGATCCGGAGAACTCCGATTTTGTTTCTTTCCTGAACGCGGCTGAAAAGCGCGACACGGTGCAATTTTACATCGCCCTGCCGAATAAGCGCACCGCGACAATGGTGCTGGCACTGTCCGGTTGGGAAATGAACGACATTAACGCCCCGGCCAGTGAAGTGATCCAAATCACGGTCAAGGGCAAACAAAACAGCCTCGTCTGGGGTATCGCTGACACCAAAACAGGAGTGACCCAATCATGAAAAATCTGAAAGCCGCCTTACTCACCCCACGCCCGCAGATTAAGGCAGTGGAGCTGTTTGGCACCCAAATCAACCTGCGCCGGATGACGGCACTGGAATTACTGGAACTGGAAGAAAAAGCGGAAACGTTCAGTGATGCCGGAAACGGGCGCGACGCCTCCCGCCTGAATATCCAGATGGTGCTGGATTGTCTGGTGGATGATAAGGGGAAACCCATTGATAAGGCTGATTTGCCCACCGCCGATGAGTTAATGGCGATCCACGATAACGCCACCCTGATTGAAGCGATTCAGACCGTGAAGCGTCATGCCATCGGCACACTGGAGGAGGCCGAAAAAAAACTGACCCGCTCGCCGTGGCTGCATTTTGCTTTCACGTTAGCTGAACAGCTCGGCGAAATTGACCCCTATCGCATCCTGTCTCTGCCCGCCGCCACGCTTAACGAATGGCAGGCCTATTACCGACTGAAAAACCGCAAACAGCCAGACAATCCGCCTGTTTCGCCTCCCCGTGATACGGTTCAGGCTCAGTGTGAGGCTGTTATGAAATTATTAGGTTAAGTTATGGCTAATTTATCGACATTAACGGTCGGCTTGCTGGTCAATGCCACCGCGTTTAAATCCCAGATAATGGATGCCTATCGTTATGCTGGGCGGGAGTCTGAACGCTTTAGCGATAAATCGGTGGCAGATGCCAACAAGGTGAAAAAGAGCTATAGCTCTCTGGCCTCGGAAATCAAGTCTGTCTCCGGTCAGTTAATGATGCTGGCAGGAACGGGGTTTTCACTGAGCAGTATGATTTCCCATACCCGTCAATATGGTCAGGCATTGTCTGACCTGTCTGCCATTACGGGTGCCACGGGTGCGCAGTTAAAGAAACTGGATGAAACCGCCCAGCAGTTAGGCCGAACCACCGAATTCGGGGCAACCGGTATTGCCAATGCCCTGAAATTAATGGCCTCCGCGAAACCGGAATTGCTGAAAAACACGGCAGCGCTGACGCAGGCGACGGAAAAAGCGGTGATTCTGGCGCAGGCGTCCGGTATCGAATTACCTGAAGCCACCAAAGCACTGGCGTTATCCTTAAATCAGTTTGGGGCCGGCGCTGCGCAGGCAGATCGTTATATCAACGTACTGGCCGCCGGCGCAAAATACGGTTCTTCAGAAATTAACGAAACGGCGCAGGCTATTAAAAATGGCGGAACGGTCGCGGCACAGGCCGCGATAAGCTTTGAAGCACTGAATGCCGTGATCCAGATACTGGCGGCAGGCGGGATAAAAGGCGCAGAAGCCGGGACCGCGATCCGCAATATTATTCTGGCCCTGGAGAAATCCACCGACAAGAAACTCAGGCCTTCGGTTGTGGGACTGGGATCAGCTTTGGATCACCTTAAAAGTAAAAAAACTGTCCACAGCGGAAGCAGCGAAGCTGTTCGGGCGGGCGAATGTCAGCGCAGCGTCTCAGTTGGTCGTCGGTCGTGACAGGCTGGATGCGTTAACGCAGTCACTGACTGATACCCGGGTCGCCTATGATCAGGCATCTGAACGGGCGAATAATCTGAGCGCTGATCTGGATGTGTTAGCCAGTGCGTTTGAGGGGATGGCGATTAAAATCGGCCAGAGTGCCGATGGCCCATTGCGTAGCGGGGTGCAAAATGCCACCAGCGCGATCAATGTGTTATCCGAAAACTTTAATCTGGTGGCCAGTGTGGCACTGCATACGTTAATTCCGGTAATGGCAACGAAGCTGACAGCGGGACTGCGTGAAAATGTGGCGGCATGGCGAGCCACCGAAAAAGCCGCGCGTGATGTTGCCCGACAGCAGGCCGAAACTGCAAAACGCACGATAGAACAGGCCAATGCCACGCTGCGCTCAACGGAAGCACAGGGCAAGCATATTCAATATCTGGAAAGCACAAATCGCTTGCACGGCCTTTCCGTCAATTATTCGAAAGAAAAAAGTACCCTGATCCGGCAGGAAACTGAAGCTCTCAGATTGCAGACACAGGCCACCGGTCAACTTGCAGCGGCAAATCGCCGGCTGTCTTATGCTTACCGGGCCTTATCTGCCGCAGGGGGATTTGCCCGTGGGGCACTGGCCCTGATTGGCGGGCCATTTGGTGCCGCGATGTTGGCAGGCTCTGCTCTCTATTATTTCCATCAACGGGCACAAGAGGCTCGCGCAAGTGCAACCAATTTAAAGGATGCCGTGCTCGAAACAAAAGCGGCACTGATGCAGCTTTCAAAGGTTGAACTGTCCTCTCAGGTGCTGAAATATCGGGATGCACTGGATAAGCAAAAAAAGGAGACTGCCAAAATATGGCTGGATTTGCAGGGTAAGAAAAATATCGTTTCCGGTGTGGGATTTGGCGGTCTGTGGGCAAACAAAACGAAAGCGCAGGAAGAAGTGATACACGCAGAGGCGGAATACGAAAAAGCGCGCAAGAAACTGGAATTTCATCAGAAACAGCTTGAAGAAGCTCAGTCTGCATTAAAAGCGTTGGAAGCCGGTGAAAAGTCCAAACCCCTGCCTGATAACGCCGCTGGCAGTGGCACGGGGAATCCGTGGACAGGCAATGGTGATGATAAGAAAGCAAAAAATATTCAAATCCTGAATCAGTATCGCCAGTTGCGCTTCGATATTGAAACAGCGCACACGACCAGTTTAGGGCGCATTATCCTAAGTGAACAGGAAGTCCAGCGAAAGCTAGATGAAGTGGGTAAATCTGGCTTAGTTTCCCAACAGGAAATTCAACGTTTAACCGCTTTTAATGCTGAAAATCACCAGAAACAGCGGCTGGCACTGGTAGAAAAATATGCACCGGAAAAAGCGCTGATTCGACAGGAAAAAGCAGCCAGCGAAGAGCTGAAAGCACTGTACATCGAGCGGTTGCTCAGTGAGCAGGAATATTTATCTGCCAGCAAGGCGTTATATCAAACTTCGGTCAAAGACAAATTAGCAGAACAGGCGAAGCAAATTTCCGCCCCGCATCTGGATATGACGGGTGAGGTTGATCCCGTTGTGCAACTGCAAAATCAGCTCATAGAACAAACCGCGCTTTACGACACTTACTACCGGAACGGACTTCTCAGCAAAGAACGTCATGAGCAGTTAATAACAGCCGCTGCTCATAGTTCCAAAGACGCACAATTTGCCGCCGCAAAGGATTTATATGCATCACAAGGCGATTTCCAGAAAATGCAGATGGATCTGTTGGATGTGGTTGAGCAACGCACGGGTAACGCTTTAACCGGCATGTTGACGGGCACAAAATCATTTTCGGAATCCATGCGGGAATTGTCGGCATCATTGGCACAATCCATCATTCAGGATCTGGTACGCATTGCTATTCAGGCACTGATAACCAAAGCGATCTCCGGTTTCTTTGGCGGTGCAATGGGCGGTATGGGGGCCAGCGCATTGTCTTCAGCGGGAGGCGGCCTGTCTTCAGTCGGTTCTGGAATAACCATTACCCCGGATGTCTGGAAGAGTCCCATCATGAATGCGAAAGGTGGCGTTTATCAATCTGCGGATTTAAGTCAGTACAGCGGGCAGATTGTCAGTCAACCGACCTTGTTTGCATTTGCTAAAGGCGGTGGCGTAATGGGCGAAGCCGGACCAGAAGCTATCCTGCCGTTAAAACGGAGTACTGACGGTAAGCTGGGTGTTCAAGCTACAGGCAGTACGGGTAACCAGACCTTCAATACCGTCCATATTGTGATCCATTCCGAGGGTACTCATGACACGAAAACATCTAATGGCGCGGAGTCTGCGGGGCAGGATATCGCGAAATTTGTCGATCAACGATTCAAATTTTTACTGCATAAAAGTCTAAGTCAAGGTGGTGAACTCAGTGCGGCGATTAAAGGAGGCCGATGATGATAAAAACCTTTGATTTCCCTGCAAGGGTAGGTACAAGTGGGGAGTTTGAGCCTATTGTGCGTACCGTCCAGTTTGGTGATGGTTATAAACAGACGTCAGGCGATGGGATCAACATGCAGCGAGAAAGCTGGCCCTTGTCTTTTGTCGGGGCACAGTCTGACATACAGCCTGTCATGGATTTTTTGCGTGAACATCAGGGCTGGCGCTCATTCAAATGGCGTAATCCGTTATCTGAACTGGGGTTATATCAGGCGGGAAAATTCACTATTCAGGCCAATGGTATTTATTTCACCCTTTCCGTGACATTTACCCGCATTTATCACCCTTAAGAGGTTTTACCATGACAATCAATGCCACTCTCCAGCAACTTGAGCCGGGGAGCAAAGTCTTATTGTTTGCAGTTGACGGTTCAGCATTTGGTGGGCCAGAGCTGTATTTTCACAATCACCCTATCGGTGACACCGACCCTCAATGTGGTCAATCTGGACGGCTCGCTCAGTGCGTTATGTCTGGCTTACCAAAATATGGTGCAAGCGCGTGTCACGATCCGCATGACCTTTGCGCATTATCTGGATGCCCGTAATTTTCCCGACGGAAACCCGCAAGCCGATCCGACACAGGAGAAAATCGAGGTTTTCTACATCGACAGCAAAACGCAGGAAGATAACGAAAGCATCCAGTTCTCCCTCTCTTCCCCGGCCGATTTACAGGGGATTAAAATCCCGGCCCGGCAAATCCACAGCCTGTGTACGTGGTGTATGCGCGGACAGTACCGCCAGTCACCGTGTGGCTATACCGGCACCCGATATTTTACTGACAGAGGCAAGCCGACCAATGATCCGGCAGCGGATGCCTGCGGGGGACTTATGAGCGATTGTAAAAAACGTTTTGGTGACACGGAACAGCTGCCTTTTGGCGGCTTCCCCGGTTCAGCGTTGCTGAGGCGATAACCATGACAATCCTGCGAAAATCCACGACCCGCGCGATCATGGCGCATGCTCAGGCCACCTATCCGAATGAGTGTTGTGGGCTGATCATTCAACAGCATCGTCGGCAGCATTATCTTCCCTGCCGCAACACCGCACCGTCACCCACGGAACAGTTCCGTATTCATCCTGAGGATTATGCTGCTGCCGAAGACAAAGGTTCAATTATTGCCATTGTTCACAGCCATCCCGATGCGACGACACAGCCGAGCCAGTTGGATATCGCTCAGTGCGACCTGTCACAAATTCCTTGGGTGATTGTTTCGTGGCCAGAAGGGGATATCCGTACCCTGATGCCAATGAAAGGCATTAAACCCTTAATTGGCCGCCCGTTCGTGCACGGTATCTGGGATTGTTATGCCATCGTGCGTGATTGGTTCAGACTGGAACGGACTATTGAACTCCCTGATTTTGAACGTACCGATAGCTGGTGGGTTCGGGGCGAAAATCTGTATATGAAACATTATGCCGCTGCCGGATTTGTCGCGTGTCGCGGTGAATTACAGACAGGGGATGTGATCATTATGCAGGTGCAGGCCAATGAACCCAATCATGCTGGGATTTATCTGGGGGACGGTCTGATGCTGCACCATCTGTACGGGCAGCTCAGCAAGCGAGAACCCTATCATGGCTACTGGCAGGAACGTACCGTCATCACTTTGCGTCACTCATCCACTTCAGCGGATTTTTTGTTTAGGGGAGTCACTTCATGAACACATTACGAACAGTGCGGCTTTACGGTGTACTGGGGACTCAGTTCGGGCGAGTACATAAGCTGGCTGTCTCTACCCCGCAGGAAGCAATCCGGGCATTATCCGTGCTGATTAAAGGATTTGAACACTTCCTGCTGACTGCCAAAGAACAGGGGCTGACCTTTGCCGTGTTTAATGGAAAACGCAATATCAGCCGAGAAGAGTTGGTATTTGTCGGGCAGGACGATATTCGTATTGCCCCGATGATTATCGGTAGCAAAAATGCCGGTGTTTTTCAGACCATTCTGGGCGCGGTGATGGTGGTTGCCGGCGCGTTTTTGTGGGCGACCCCGTTTGGTGCGCCAATGGTTATGTCCGGGGTTGGCATGATGTTGGGTGGCGTGGTGCAGATGCTCTCGCCGATGCCCGGCGGGCTGGCACGGCGTGAAGATCCCGACAACAAACCCTCCTATGCTTTCGGTGGTCCGGTGAACACCGTTGCACAGGGTAACCCTGTGCCCATCGGCTACGGCAGACGCCGTATTGGTGGCGCCATCATTTCAGCGGGTATCTATGCGGAAGACCAACAATAACGTTCTGGGGATGAAATATGGAAAAGCAGCCCATTCAGGGTCATAAAGGCGGCAGCCAGCATCCGCGCACTCCGGTGGAAGCACCGGATTCCCTGCAATCCACCTCCTATACCAAGATCCTTCTTGCCCTCGGTGAAGGGGAATTTGCAGGCGAGCTGGATGGCAGGCGTATTTTTCTGGATAACACGCCGTTGATTGGTTCCGACGGCAGGCCCAATTTTGAAGGGGTCAAATGGGAATTCCGCCCCGGCACTCCCCACCAGACATATATTCCCGGTATGCCGGCGGTCGAAAATGCCCGAACCGTCAGTGCTGAACTGGCCAGCTCGTGGGTGACGACGGTCACCAATACTCAACTGTCAGCGGTCCGCCTTCGGCGGTTGACACCAAAACAGAACAGCAACCGAATCGCTGATGCCATGATGGTGGAGGCCATCACTGAGGTGATCGACGCCAAATTAAGCTACCCGGAAACGGCCCTGCTATTTGTTCAGTTTGATGCCAAACAGTTCCGCAATATCCCGCAAATCACCTGAGAACCCAAGATGCGCATTATCCGGGTGCCAACCAATTATTACCCGGAGCGCAATCGCCGTTATTATGGCAGTTGGGATGGCACCTTCAAATGGGCATGGAGCGACAATCCGGCATGGGTGCTGTATGACCTGATGATCAATGACCGCTTCAGCATCGGCACCCGGGTGAAAGCGGAAAACCTGAATCTGGCAAAGTGGGATCTGTATAGCATCGCGCAATATTGTGATCAGACGGTGTCAGATGGAGAAGGTGGCGAAGAGCCGCGTTTCACCTGCAATGTGTATATTCAGTCACAGGAAGATGCCTGGGCCGTGTTGCGTGACATTGCGGGGATCTTCCGGGGGATGACTTTCTGGGCCAATAATAACATGAACGTGCTGGCGGACATGCCGCGCGACATGGATTACCTCTTTACCTGTGCCAATGTGCGTGACGGCAAATTCACCTATTCCAGTACCAGAGAGAAAACCCATTACTCCACGGCCATGGTGAGCTGGTCCGATCCGCAGAACGGCTATCAGGATGCTATCGAACCGGTGTTTGAACACCGCCTGATACGCCGCTATGGTATTCGACAGGCCGATATCACCGCCATCGGTTGTATCAGCCAAAGTGAAGCTATCCGACGTGGCAAATGGGTGTTGCACACCAACGAACATGACCGGACAGTCAATTTCACCGTCGGACTGGAGGGCTACATTCCTTTGCCGGGTTACCTTATCGGTGTGTCGGATAATCTGCTGTCAGGGTCGGGAAGGAGCGGGCGTATTCAGGCCGTGCCGGGGCGATACATTATTACCTTGGATCGGGTGCCGTCGGCAAAAGTGGGGGACTGGCTTGTCATCAACCTGCCTTCCGGTAAAACAGGAAGGGATCTCATTACCGCGATCAACGGACAGGAGGTTTCCGTGCGTAGCGGGGGCTATGCCTATTCAGAACCACCAGAAGTGGGCGCAGTCTGGGCCATTGAATCCCGCTATATCGCAGAGCAACCCTTTCGGGTGATGGGTATCAAAGCGGGGGAGGACGGCGTGTCATTTGAGATCACGGCGGTTGAGCACAACCCTGACAAGTATGCACTTATCGACAAGGATATCCGCATTGATGAACGCCCCGTGACCATTATTCCACCCAGTGTTCAGCCGGCACCGAAGAATGTCCTTATCGACAGTTATTATTCACTGAATCAGGGCATCATCGCCACCACGTTGCGGATCACATGGGACGCCGCCGACAGTGCCGTGGCCTATGAAGCCGAATGGCGCAAAGACAACGGCAACTGGATAACGGCTCCCCGGACTACCGCACGAAGTCTTGAGGTGCCGAACGTTGATGACGGGCGCTATCAGGCGCGGGTCAGGGCGACTAATGCCGCGGCAATATCCAGTATCTGGATGAACACACAGGATACCCTGGTAGGAAACCGCAAAGTGGCTCCGTCGGCACCGCAATCCCTCCAAACCACGTCGCTACTTTTTGGTATCCGGCTGGACTGGGATTTTGCCAACCCGACGGATGTCCTGCTGAAAACGGAAATTTGCTACAACAAAAACGGTGAGGATGATGACACGATGCAGTTCGCCGATATTTCTTATCCGCAACGAACCCACACTTTGCAGGGGCTGGCGGCGGGGGAGAAGCTCTATTTTCGGGCACGGTTGGTGGACAAATCGGGCAATTCCTCGGCGTGGACGTCACTGGTCAGCGGTGTCGCGTCCAATGATACCAGCTGGATAGTAGAGGCCAGTCGGGATCATTTTTTGGACGCAGAAACCGGGCGGCACTTACAGGCGCAACTCAATGAGCAGGCCAGAACCGATGCACGTCACAAGCAGGCCATTGCGGAAAATGCACAGGCCATTGAGAAGCTTAATAACATTCTGGAGGATATTCAGCGGCGTATACGGTAATTGGTATTAGCTATCATTCGATCTGAGACTATTGCTGATCTGAGCAAAACTGAGTCTGATAGTCTGCTTTGTGCCAGAAGCGGACTTTGTTTTTGCTAATAAAATTTAAACAAGATCTAATGTGAGATCTGTTCGATTGTTTCGAGCAACTATTCGGGTTATAAGGCTTATTTGTCGTTCCAGCGATCGTTACTAATGGGGTAGTTTATTAAAAACTAGTCAATCCACAGTATTGGATTGAAAGCAGCGTTCAGGTTAGAGGGATCAGCGCACGGTTTGTAATGTGGTGCATCGTACTTTTGATTAACATGTTGCATAGGGGACTGTGATGAGCATCAGTAAGGTAGATATTGCTAACTTCGGTAGCTTTAAAGATTTCGTTTGGAAGAGCGCCGTCAGAGACCATGGCGGTGATGTTCTGAACTTCAAGCGTCTGAACATTATCTATGGTCGCAACTATTCAGGTAAGACAACACTCTCACGCATCTTCCGTACTCTACAGACTGGTATCATCCCTGACAGTTACAGTACCTCATCCTTCATCATTTCCGGTGACAAAGGTGAAGTCAATCAATCGGGCGTCTCAGCGCATAATTACGTTGTAAGAGTCTATAATCGTGATTTTGTGGATGACAACCTCAGCTTCCTTGTCAACCAAGATGGCGGTGAAATCAAGACGTTCGCTATTGTTGGTGGGAAGAACAAGGAAGTTGAAGATGCTATCACCGCGATTGAAGCCCAACTTGGTAGCGTAGAAGAAAAATCAGGGCTTAAGCATGAGTTAGAGATAAAACGCCTTGAACGAGATCGCGCAAAAGAAAATTACAAAAAAGGCAATGATACTCTGACTGATAAGCTAAGAACTAAAGCAAAGTCTCTAAAAGAAAATAAGGACTACGTCCCTGAGGTATATACAATTCGAAATATTCAATCTGACATCGAAAAAACCAATAAGCCTAATTTCAAAAAACTATCACAAAAAGAATCCAAAGCGAAAGCAGACTTATTAAAACAAGAAGTACTTCCCGAAATTACCGACAAGGTTTCTATCAAACTAAAATTAAACTCTCTTGTTAATACTGTTGAAGAGCTTCTACAGCGAACGATTAAACCTACTCAGGCAATTCAAGAACTACTAGATGACCGTATTCTTCAGTTATGGGTTAAAGAGGGGATGCCCCTTCACAGAGACAAGCACGATACATGTGCATTCTGTCGCCAAAAACTTCCACATGATATTTGGCAAATTCTGGATTCGCACTTCAGCAAAGAATCAATTGAACTCGAATCAGAGATTGATTTGTCTATTGCTTCTGTTGATTCTGAAATTAGGCGAATTCCAACATTCCTAAGCCTAACAAGCGACAAGTTTTATTCTGAAGAAAAGTCAGCATTTGATATCAGCAAAAAAACTTTGGATGGTTGTTTGGAGGTGTACAAGCGAGATTTGGAATCACTCAAATTAGCACTTCACAAGAGAAAGAATAGTCTCTTTCAGCTCGTAGTTCTCCCGATAGTCAATCATGATGCCATACTTATTGAGCAGCAAGTTGAACGCATCAACGAACTAATTGAGCGGAGCAACCGTCGCTCCAAGACATTGGATAAAGATAAGATTAATGCGCGTGAGACACTCCGTTTATCAGATGTGGCATCTTTTGTTTCTACGATTGGCTACGATGCAGAAATGATTCGCATTACTGAATTGAAGACTACTTCTGACATATCAAATGCAGCTTTTGTTGCTGCTGAAAATGAGATCATTAGGTTAGAGAGTGAAGTCACTGCCCTGCGCAGAGAACAGAAAGATGAGCGAAAAGGTGCTGATCGTGTCAATGCACTTTTGAATCACTTCTTTGGTCATGATGGCATCAAGCTTGAAGCTCAAGATAATCACGATAAAACTGCTGTTAAGTTTCAGATCATGCGAGATGGCAAGTCTGCATATAACCTAAGTGAAGGTGAGTGCAGCTTGATTGCATTTTGCTACTTCATTGCCAAGTTGGAAGAACCTGAAAGTAAAGATAGAGAACTCATCATCTACATTGATGATCCAGTCTCAAGCTTAGATGGCAATCACATCTTCTTTATGTTCAGCTTGATCGAGAGTTTAATTGCCAAACCAATCAAGAATAACGACGGCTCAAACCGCTATCGGTATAAACAGCTTTTCATCTCAACTCATAATCTTGATTTCTTGAAGTATCTTAAGAAAATTTCACTTCCAAATGAGAAAAATCATGGTGGTCATCAACACTTCATGATTGAAAGGAATGGAGCCTCGAGTAATATTTCGTTGATGCCCACTTACCTTAAAGATTACATCACCGAGTTCAATTATCTTTTTCATCAAATCTACAAATGCCGTGATCAAGAAATTGTAAATACTAATTACGAACCATTTTACTCATTTGGAAACAATTTAAGGAAATTCCTTGAAGCATTTCTTTTTTACAAATACCCCTATCATGATGATAAGAATGATGCCTTTGAAAGGATCAAAAAGTTCTTTGGGGATGACGACACTGCAATAGCTCTTGCTAATCGCCTGAACAATGAGCTATCTCACTTGGAATCAATTTTTGATCGAAGCATCAAGCCAATAGAAATTCCTGAAATTCCAAAGCTCGCGAACTATGTATTAGACAAGATTTACACATCGGACCCTGACCAATACAATTCATTGCTAAAGAGTATAGGTGAGCCCGAGCGCACTACTTAAAATAGAGCTTATTCTAACATATCATGGCTAAGCTATTACTCATCAATACTATGCCAATTTTGGCGCTCAAGTTTCGTTGAGATTCTTAGCCGCCTTCATTGTGGCTCGTTATCGTAGGTGCTAAGTCCGCTTTTCGCACTTAACCGACAGTCAGATGTATCTATGCCCTGCCATAGGGCACCATCAGGTTAAGTCGCAGCTAATACACATTATGAGTTCGGCTCCCACGGATTGAGGATTGTAACCCCTGTCGGCTGAAAATCGGCTACGTTACGCGTGACTACCGTCATACTATGCACAAGCGCTGTCGCTGCAATCAGTGCATCACGCTCGCTGGCGCGGTCAGGGACGTGCAACTGGGCGCAGCGTTGCGCCACAGCGGTATCAACGGGTAATGTGCGTTCGGCGAATTCCGGCAGGACATGTTGTTCCAGCCACGCCCGCAGCAGGGTTCCTTGCGTGGCATCCTTACGCTCAATCAACAGAATGCCAAGCTCTAACTCCATGATGGTAATGGCGGAGACAAAGAGAGCGGCCGCATCGACACTTTCAGCCCATTTCGCCACGTTTGGATCGGCCTTCCCGGCCCGAATTTTTCGCAGTTCGGACACAACGTTGGTATCGAGTACGTACATTATGAGAAATCCGCCGGGCGGGTTTCGATAGTCACGCGCTGTGGTTCAAACTCAATATCCGCAACCCCCGGCATCGCCAATGAATCAGCAATATTGCGATGCTGTTTGGTCAGCAGCCGGTATTCCTCAATGCTCAACAGCACATGCGCTGGCTTGCCGCGATCGGTGATAAAGACGGGACCGTTCTTGGTGGCTTTCTTTGCACGGGTCACATCCTGATTCAGTTCCCGGCTGGAGAGGGTCGTGATGGTCATGGCGGCATCTCCTGTTTGAATTTACGATATAGGAACATTACTACAATATAGATAATAGTGCAAATAGTGTACGCAATTTCATTCCTGTCACTATTTTGCGAGCCGCTTTGCAAAGGTCATTTTTGCCAGTGGTATGTTATTTGAGCGGAGGATAGAGTAGGTGGTGATATTTCGACGCGGCTTTACCGTGCTACCAACACGATAAAACCGCTAACCACAACAACTAACGAGAATAGTTATTATGGCTGACGCGCATTCTACTGCAGGCATCTGTATTTACAAAATTTCCCAACCCGAACGTTATCAGAAAGTGGTTTACCGCCCCAAGGGGCTTAACCGCACGACCCCGGCCATCAACTTAAGCGGAAAATGGTTGCTGGAAGCGGGATTTTCCATCAATGATCCCTTAAAAATCAGAGTGATGCCTGGCTGTCTGATCATCACCAGCCAAAATTTTCATGCACTCTGGCACTGCTTAAAAAGCCTGAATGAAGGTGAATGGGATGATATCGCCGTGGCACACTGGTTGGGGCAATTCCCCGGAAAATTGACGAAAAAACTACCGAGATAAACGCATAATACCCTGTTTTATCAATAAAAACGTATATTGAACGTGCCTGTGTGGGGGGAACTTTGTGCTTAAAGGGCAAAATTTTTCTTTTGCGAAGCAACTCGCATTTTATTTGACTGATTAAACAAAGAAGGAACCGATGAAACTTCATTTTTCGACTGATAATGCAGCACTACCGGAATGTGTCTTAAGCGGTGAAGATATGCAACAGATGGGCTTTACGCCGAAGACCCTGTTTCATATCCAGCAATATGACAACGGGTTGATGCTAACACTGACTGAGCCTGATCAGGTTCCTCTGCCTCAGATGGCGGAAAATGATCCCTATCAGGGCATTGATTGGGTGCGTGATAATGGTGAACTGTATCTGGCAGGTGATTGGTTAACGGAAACCGGTTTGTTGGATAAACCCGTTCAGATTGCTTTTGGCTATGGCAAAATTATGTTAATGACCGAAGCGGATTTTAGCCCCGTCTGAGCCGTGTATACGCAATGGATTTCAAGTTGCATCGCGGCGGCAAGGGAGAAAGTCCCCAGGAGCATAGACAACTATGTGACTGGGGCAAACGAACGTAGCCAACAAAGAGGCAGTTTGAAAGGCGAAGTGTATAATACGTTTTTATTGCTGGTGGCTTTAGTGTGTTAACTATGGTTGACACACCGTGTTATTTACCTACAATAATGATATTGCTTCAGGAGGGAAGCATGATAACCATTGAAAGGACGCAATATTTTGAAAAATGGTTAAAATCCTTAAAAGACCGAGTAGCAAAAGCCAAAATCTTAATCCGGGTTGAAAGAATGGAAGAGGGCAATTTTGGCGATGTTGAACCTGTGGGAGGCGGGGTATCGGAACTCAGAATACATTACGGGCAAGGCTATCGTGTCTACTTTACTAACAAAAATAATGAAATCATATTATTACTCTGTGGCGGGGATAAAAGCAGCCAGCAGGCAGATATAAAGAAAGCCAAACAACTCGCGAAAGAATGGGGATTTTAAAATGAAATCAGCACCAAAAAAATTTGATGTTGTGGAGTTTTTAGAAACGGAAGAAGATATTCAGGCCTACTTAAATGCCGCTATCGAAGAAAACGATACAAAATATTTATTTAAAGCGTTAGGTAATATTGCCAGAAGAAAAAATATCAGCCAACTCTCTAAAGAATCGGGAATAAGCCGAGAAGGGATATACAAGGCGTTATCCGGTGAAGGCAACCCATCGTTTAATACAGTATACAAAATTTCAAAAGCGCTGGGTTTAAAACTCCATTTTACGGGGGATTAAATTCGTTTTTCAACATAAATCAGTTCGCTATTGATAAATTACATCATGAAGATGTAATTTATCTTTCTTTTAACAAGGTCATTCAATAAACAAACCGCGAAGTCCGATTGTTGTTTTCCTCCTCTATCAACTCTTTCATAATTGAACAGAAACTGAGGTTTTCGGGAACATAGACAATGCTATTGTATTCCTTTGGTTTTAACTCCATTGAAAACATGTCCTGACCATTTTCCAATAACCGTAGTTTATCCAGTTTTTCAAGTTGAAAAAGAAGAAGGTCATCGGCTGTTTTGATGATCATCTTCTCCACACAGGATTTTCCTTTGGCTGACCCCGTATAATAAAGTTCACGTATCGGTTTATATTCTTCGGGTAAATCATCACTCAACGGACACAGTAAATAGCTGCGCATCTCTTCTCTTTTTTTGATCATCTTGTCATAAATATATTGATATACCGTTATCATGTTATTCCTTTTTTGATTGTCGAAGTGAGTATGTTTCCTTTATGGCTATAACATTAAGCCGGAAGATCACGGGGATCTTTCCGGCCAAAATTATTTTCTTAAATAATCATCAACGTCTTTTCCAACTTCATCAAGATAATTGAGCATTGGATTCATATAATCATTATACATTTCGACATACATTCTTGCGGAACTTCGTATGTCATTGTACTTTAAGCTATTATTGATTATTTTTTCTTTTGTTTTTATGAACAAATTTATTATTGATTGCAACTGATTTTTATTATTTCTTTTTTCTTCCTCCAATAAATCTATTGCTTTCACTATCTTTATAAGTAACTGTTCTTTATTCATATATCAAATTCCCCTTACTTCAAAAACCTTACATCTTTTACCCAACTCATTGGATAACCTAATGGTAAGACTATCTGATCAGCTCCACCGTCTAATCTGGTTCCTGATTTGGTAAACTGTTCTTTAACCATTGGCGACTCGGTCACAGTCAAAATCATGGAGGGCTGTTTAGTACTCATCCCCGACAGCGACGAGACGAACAGCCTCAAACAACAATACCAGCGCCAGCGCGAGCAAATCAGTGAAATTAAGCTGCGGATGCGAGAGCTGATTGGTGACTATAAAAGCAACTAAGAGCAAGGGAGTGAGCAGCTCTTAACAGAACAAAGCCGGAAGATCACTGAGATCTTTCCGATTCTGTATTAATTAAACGTATCATTGATATCGTTTTTTATTTTATCTAATGCTTTATTGGCTTTAAGTCGTTCATTAAAATCATCCCGCCAAATAAAGTATTCAGAAAAACCACCATAACCTCCGAACATAGATCCATATGCACGGCGAGCATCTTCAATAGCAGATTGTGCATCGTTTGTACCCCCATATGTTGGGGGCGTCAGCAGTGTAATAACGTTCTCAATGCCCTTTATCCAATTTCCTCCACCATTAACACGCATAATTTCCCATAGTGAAAGGAAAAGGACTCTTAACTTTTTTGATTGTTCAATAGAGTCCATACATTACCTCAAAGGCCAATCTTCTAATACTTTGACACCATCTATTTTCCAAGGTTTAAACTCAGTATATGGGAACTGATTGGGGCTATTATAAAAAGCCGGAAGATCATGTGGATTTTTCCGGCTTTTCGTGTTTAATTTAACCAATTATTGTTGTTTATATGAAATGATGATGTATGACATACCCGATTTATTATCATCCACAGACTCAATATTTCCCCATAGGAAAAATAGTTTCTCTGATGAACCAAATAATGATTTTAATAAATCATCATTAATCAATTTGTTCCTCATCTGGTTTTCGTTGGTAAATACATTGATTTTATTCTCTTTTTCCTTATTAAATGGAAGTAATTTAATAAAATCAATAATCCCATCTTGGAAAACAACGTTGATAATATAATTTTTATCTAAAAAGAGAATGTCATCTATTGAGTAGCTGACTCTACCTTCAAAGTCATACATTTTTTTAGGATTAAGATCTAATGTTAGGGTTAGAAAGTCATCCAATGTAATTAATGGATTTATTATTATTCCATTTAGACTTATATCACCATTAAAATATATCATTTTATCAATTTCACCGAGTATAAAGGTTCTAGAATTCCCTCATAATTTTTAATAACAATTTGAGGTAATCCTCCGGCTCCATGTTGAGGATTAGCCCTAACTATGCCAAATGCAGCTGGTGTATCTTCTAGAACTCGATAAGCCGTCATACCGGGTCTATATCCAAATTGTGGATGAGGCATTACTTGTAAGCCTTTAAATACACCTTCTTGAGAAAATCCACTTCTTTCTATAGCACTAACTGTAGTATAAAAATTACCTTGTCCCGGAGCTCCAGCCATTAATATTGTATCTTTTTTTACCGTAATATCTTTAAAGCGATCAACACCGGGGTACTCTCCCTGCCCTTGCCAACTTCTAGCAAATTCTGATGGTGACTGAATAGATGCTGCTTTGACTTCAGATGTTGAAGATAATCCGTAAGGATCGACGAATTTCGAAGGATTGTGGACATATCCATATGGATTCACACCACCCGCTAAATTCAGGGGATCGGGCAATATATACTGCGCGGTCTCCGGTGAATAATAACGAAAACGGTTATAATATAACCCGCTCTCTTCGTCCTCAAATTGCCCCATGAACCTGAAATTGCACCTAACGTGGTAATCCGGGTCATTCGAGGCAATCACCTGCGATTTCTCGGCTTTTCCCCATGTTGTCAGCCGCTGTGCCCAGACCAGTACCCCTTCCTCAGACAACATCTCGCGTGGTGTACCCTGATGGTCACTGACAATATAGTGTAGCTTGCCTTTTTCAAAGCGGGCTGATGGTATTAATGATCCGGGTTCATATAGCCAACGGATACGCTGATCTTCCACTGGTGTGCCATCGGCGTAAATCGGCGTTTCTTCGATAAGCTGGTCGCCGCTCCACAGGTAATCCTGCCCCATGATGGCATCGGCTCTGGGTGTTAAATCCGGTTTGCCAGCCAGCCACAACTGTAAATTAGCTGCGGCCAGTTTGCCATCGTGAACTTTCAGCTTACGGACTCGCCGCCCAAACGCATCGTAGCGATAATGCCAACGCGAGCCGTCGGGGGTTTCGCAGTGAGTCAGCTGGTTTTGAGTGTCCCAGCGGTAGCGCCAGATTTGCGGACGGAAGCCGTCACGGTGTTCGGTTTTTTCTACCAGACGGCCATTGTCATCGTAAGCGTAGCGGATATCCCCTTGCTGTACCACTCGTCCGGCTTTCTGGTGCTGGGTAATTTGCTCCATCGCGCCATAGGCATCAACCGGCAGATGTTGGTTTAGATTGCCGTTGGCATCATAGCTAAATTGCTCTTCATGCGGACGCGTACCCTCGAACAGGGTATGAAGGATTTGGTCGTTGGCATTGTAATGGTAGCGGGTTTGTCCCCAGCGGCTGTCATCAATCACGCGCACATTGTGAGCACGGTCATATTGCCAGCTCCGGTTGATGGCAGAGGCTTGCGGAGGAAAATGTGGGTCATTTTGTGCCAGCGTTTCCCTGAAAAACTGGGTGGCCTGCCCCGCCGACTGATGTGCCAGCAAGCCAGTCGCGGTGTAGCGACTGGCAAGGATAAACCCGTTGGCGCTTTCCCGCACCGTTTCCCGTCCTAAAGCATCATGCTGGAAGGTTAGTGGTGAATGCTGGTTAAGCTGAAAGTGATTCAAACTCCCCGACAGGTTATAACCGAAGTGCAGGGTATTGCCCTCCACACTTTCACTGACAGGACGCCCGGTCAGGTTATCCCATTGGCGGGTGATTTCCCGACCATTGATACGCTCACAAGTCGGCAGGCCCGTGGTTTTGTCATACTCATACTCGACGATAGCATCCGCATTGGTGGCTTTAACCAGTTGATGCCGTTTGTTGTATTCGTAAGTAGTGGTGTCTTTTAGCACCAGTTGGTTTTCTTCTGGCTGCCAGCTTTCCTGTCGGACCAGTAGACCCGCAGCGGAATAGTGCCAGCGCAGTTGCTGGCCGTCAGGATATTGGGTCAGTGTACGGCGTCCCAGTTTATCGTACTGATACGCCAGTGTTCGCCCGGTAAAATCGGTTTCCCGGATAATCTGACCTGCGACATCCCGCTCATAGCGGTAAGTTTCACCCGTGGAGGCAGTGACTGAATTCAGGCGGGTCAGACGGTCATAGCCAAAACGTAGGATGGTGCCATCCGGTCGGGTAACCTGGTTGAGCAGATCAAAAGCGCCGTATTGATAGCGGGTTGTGCGGCCTTCCCCGTCAGTGACGGCTACCACACGCCGTTCACTGTCATATTTCAGTTGCTGGATAACACCATCCGGCAATTCAACTTCAGTCAGGCTGCCGTTAAGGCTGGCATGATCATCGCTATAGCGGTAGTGGGTCTGCTGTTTGAGCGCATCGGTGAATTGACGCAAACGCCCCAGTGCATCCAGTTGCAGGCCGGTAGTTTCGCCATCCGGTGTCATCACGGCGGCCAGCCGTTGTTTCTCGTCATAGGCATAGTGCCATTGGCGGCCATCCGGTAACAGACGCTGGCGCAATTCGCCATGCGTGCCGTACTGGTATTCTTCCTGATGACCAAGTGGGTTGGTCAGTGCAGTCAGGTTGCCCTGCTCATCATAGTGAAATTGCCAACGTTCGCCGGTCGGCAGCACACTTTCGATAAGCTGTCCATGCTCGTTATAACCGTAAGCAAAGGTATCGCCGGTTGGCAATTTCACTTCGGTCAATGCACCGTCAGGGTTGTAATCAAAGGCAGTCATCTGCCCCATCGGGTTGCTTTCCCACATCAGCAGGCTGTGACGCCACTGACGGCGGGTAATGCGCCCCAGTGGATCAACTTCCCGTATCACCAATCCGTTCGGGTCGTAGTGGTAGTGGGTTTCACCCCCTTCGCCATCCAGATAGGTGGTAATGCGGGCGTTGTCATCATAGCGGAAACGGTCATGCCAGTAGCCGCTGGGAGAGGTGGTGCTGAGTACCCGACCGCGCTCGTCATAGGTTATCGTCAGGTCAGTCTGGTCGGTATCATGCCAGCGGATCATCCGCCCCTGCACATCATATTCATGCCACAGGTGGTTGTGCTGGAAAGCATCACACTCGTTCAGATAGCCCTGTGAATCATATTGACAGGTCAACAGACATTGCTCAGCAGGCTGACCTTCGCGGTTTTCCTGCATCGTGATCGTGTTAAGCCGGCCGTCCAGATAATGCAGGCTTAACCGCAGGCCGTCATTGCGAGTGACTGCCGTCAGTTGCGACTGCTTATCGTAGATAAAATCAATCCGGTTCTGACGCCGGTCAGTGATAGCAGACAATTTTCGTGTGTTGCCTGAAATCGGGCTGAAATGGTACGTCAACTGGGCGCGGCGGTCGGTCAGGCACAGTTCGCCGGTCAGTTCTCCCGTCAGCAGGCAATGGGGAAGATTACGGTTACGGGACAAGACCCGGTTATCCGGTGTGGCATAGTCGTAGATAACGCCATCGGTATGGGTATAGTGCACTTCCCCCTGACTGATAACCAGTTTCAGTGACCAGTCATCCGCCCATTTGGCACCAAACAAACCGTGTAAATCCGCCGTGGAGCGGTAGGTTCGGCTGAGGTTTATTGGCAACAATCCCGGGATGGCTAGTACCGGCCAGACTTGCAGGAAGTCGCCGGTGGCCATATCGACCGGATCGCCCTCTGTACTGGACAGTTCGTTGTCATTGCCCTTTTTTTTGCCGGATGAGGTGGCGTTATCGACAGGCTTTTCTGTTGTGGGTTTGACTTCCGTTTTCGGGGATGTCGCGGGTCTTTCTTTGACTATGCCACCCGCGGCAGAGGGGGCAGGTTTGGCATTTTTAGTCGCCTGCATCCCAGCTTTTGCAATTTCCTCTGCTTTACGGATTTGTGCCGCTAGTGCACTGGCTTCTGTGGGTGCTTTAGTCGCTGGGCCTGCAGCCCCCATGCCTTTTACCGGGGTGAATAACATGGCAATTTCAGCGGTTGTGCCGCCAATACGTTGTCCGGGTGTGTCCAGTGTCATCTTGTACTCGTCAAGATTAAACTGTTTGGCATTCGTGCGGCCGGCATCGGCGACTTCGCCTATCACTTTAGCCTGTTTTTCGGTGTCAGGGTTGCCAAATACTTTCCCCCAGAAAGCTAACGAACGGGCCGATTCGTCCGCTTCACGAGCTGAGTTCAGCATTCCGCCCTTAATGGCCATTTCGCCCAGCCCCACGGCGGTATTACTGACGGTTTTGGCAATGCCTTTCTGCTGTTCAATCGGATTCCATCCGCTTACGGTTGACAGGTCTTGTTTTGTTTCTTTGGCTTTGTCTACGGCAGCGTTTCCTAACGCTTTTCCCATCGTTTTCAGCGCTTCCCATGCACTAATTTCGGGTTTGCTTTCCGGTATCACCACCGGATTCGCCTCATGGGGCGGACTCGCCCCCTGCGGTGCCTGACCGATGATTTTACCCAGCGTGTTGCCCTCACCAGTTGGGCTGTCACTGCGTGGTTTTGATGGTAAGGCCGTATTGGGTTGTGGAGGAATGTGTTCGCCCGTTTCTGACGAGACGTCCTCTCGGTTAGATTTATCTTCTGACATGGTTTCCTTCCTTATGCTCCATTCATCCAGAATTCATCCCCGTGGCGCAGTACCAGTTTATTGCCGGCCCGGACGGTTTTTGTATGCGCTTTGGGATGGCATTTCGCCCCCACCGTGCCACTCTTAATCCCGTTGGCCACGCCCGGCTGGTCGCCGAGAGTTGTCGGCACAAAGCTCTGGGCAAATACCACTACGGGTTGGCCATTGGCGCGTACCGATTTCACGGGGGCGTCACTGCCTGCCAGTTTCGCAATGACCGGATACGGGATCGGCGGTGTTGACGCGCCCATCGGGGTTTTGCACACGTCGGGCAACATGCCAATGATCAGCCATTCACCTGCGGTGCGGGCGATGTAATTATCAGCCATCCGTTTTCTCCTCTTCCAGTGGTGCCAGATTGAGCAAGGGGGCATCCGGGTTGATTTCAAACCGGGTTTCAGCCACTCGCACGGGCAGTGAGGCTTTGAAACTCAGTCGGCAGGTCATGTGCAGCGTCCTTGCCTCGCTGTTGATAATTAACGTATCCATACGCATCGGCACGGGCAGTAATATGCCGTTGTGCATTCGCAGCAGAACAAACGGACGGTGTCCCGGCAGATTGACGTGCAGTTCACCATCAGGCGTCAGGCCGCTTAACGTGATGGCAATATCCGTGTCCGGCCAGTCAATTTGCTGGTCTGTTGGTGCGCCGTTCCAGTAGCCAAAGTCAAAATCTTTTGGCAGGTAAGGATGTCGATGTGCCAGCCAGTCGGCATCGTAAGTGCCGGCCAGCTGGCGGCGGGGCAGCCACGGACGGCCGATAAAGCCCATGCCCTGCGGCTGGCAGGCCGGCGTATCAGGCGCCAACGTACCACTCAATTGAGCGGTAAAATGCTGCACGGTGAACGGGGCATCCGGTCGGGTAATACGGGGTGCAGGGTAACGGGTAAGTTGTTTGGCCTGCGCATACCACGGCGTGATAAATCCCATACCCAGCGGATTGGTTTCACAGACGGCGTGAGCAACCGGCGCTTTTTCTCCGTCAGGGTGTTGCTGGCGCTGTTCCGATGTCAGCCGATCGCTTTCCTTAAGCTGTGCAACTGTTTTATCATCCGCCTGAATTTTGCATTCGCCCCCAAAGGCGTAGCGATAATCCAGCGGCAGTGTTGAAAACGGTTTCGGGTCGGTCAGTTGCCACTGACCGCCAGCATCACGAATAAATTCCCGTTCACCGGTTACGGTCAGGGTTTTGTCGAGCAGGGTCTGACCCTGCTTGCTCTTAATCTGCAACTGAACAGGAAATGCAGTGCAAGGCCGGTTATCTGGCGCATAAGCCGTACCGTTGACAATCACGTCACAGCGCGGTTTAAACGGGGCAAGGTCACTTTCCTGCAACACCTGTGAGGCATTCATCAGCCCACGGTATTCATCCTGTAAACACAGCGGTGGTGCGGGAAGAAGTTCAGCACTGTATTCTCCCTGTCCGGCAGGCAGGAGCTGGTAGCCGATTTTCATCACGGCTACGTGGTGCTCCACATCTTCCACATCCAGCATGGAATAGTTCATCACCGCAAAGGGGGTCAGGTTACGAAATTCCATCTCAGTTTGTCCTCCTTAGTTCAGGTCGATGTCTTTACCTGTGATTTGCACCGGACCACTGGCCTCAAACTTGAACTCACTGCCCTTAAGGGTGATTTTTCCGCTGCTGTCCATGCGCAGGACACTTGCACCACATTTCAGCTCAATCACATCACCGGTCGTGATGGAAAGGGTATGGGTGATGGTTTCTGCCTTGTGCGCCCCGACCTCGATAATGTAGTTTTTGCCGGTGATCAGTTTGCGCACTTCTTTCACCGTTTCCGTGCTGTTGAGCGTGACCGTTTCCTCTTTGTTCTCATAGATTTTGATGGTTTGGTTTTTCTCCACAGTCTCGGTGTGGTTGGCGATCACATGGGTATCGCGGTTGTTGAGCACCTTGGTGTACATGTCTTTCTGCGCGTGCAGTGACAGCAGTTCGCTGCCCTTGGCATCTTCAAACAACAGTTCGTTATAACCCTGTCCCTTATGCGTTTTGGAGCGGAACGCCATCTGGGTTTTAGTACCCGGCAAAGCCCCCGGCGGGATATTGCTGGCATGGTAAGTCCGTCCGGTCACTATTGGTTGGTCAGGATCGCCGTGCAGAAAATCCACCACCACTTCCTGCCCGATACGGGGGATGGCCAGCATTCCCCAGCCCTGACCGGCCCAAGGCTGACTGACCCGTATCCAGCAGGAGCTTTGGTCATCGCTCTTACCGTATCGGTCCCACGGGAATTGCAGACGTACACGTCCATACTGGTCACAGAAGATTTCTTCGCCGGCCGGGCCGACCACCTTAGCAATTTGTGGGCCATCCATCACCGGTTTGGGCAGCGGTGCCGGACGCCAGTTCTGGTTCTGGCGGATAAAGTAGAAGTGACTGTGCAGCGTGGTGCCTGCGCCGCCGGTTGCTGTCTCCAGAGCACCCGGCTGGCTGCCGCTGTGGCTGGTGGATACGGTTTGCCATGACTGATTCAGGTCTATCCGGGGATGGTTGCCAAGGATAAACAGTTTGCCCGGTTGCAGGGCTATCGCATTGCCGCTGCCCTGTCCCATGACGGCATCGCTGCGCAATGCTTCCAGCCGGTAGCGGGTAAAATCTTTGCCATGGGCTTCGTCTTTGAAACGACCGGGGTAGTCGTAGTGCTCGTAGTACAGTTGTTGCAGGTTTTCATCCCGCATCTGCTGGTGGAATTCTGCCGGCCACGCGGGGTTCTTGAAGGTGTAATCTTTCAGCTGCACCTGCGCGGGTCGCACCTGTGCGCTGTAGGTCAGGCTGCTGATGGCAGGTTCACCCAGAGTGCTGGCTTCTCCGGGCTGATAAGGGATCATCATGCCCGGCGGCACAGAACCGCAGTCGTCGGCAAAGACCAGCGTGTTGCGTCCGTTACTGCATTCGAAGAAGTAGAAAATGCCTTCTTCTGCTGTTAACCGTTGCAGGAAAGCAAAGTCACTTTCCTGATACTGCACGCAGAATTCCCGTGCCGGATGAGGATGGCGCAGGCTGAAGATTACATCACGGATATTGTGCTCTTTCAGAATGGTCGTAATGATGTTGGCGATATCCTGCTGCTGGAAAATGCGCGAGTTCTGTCTCAGGGTAGTGCGCCACAGGTCAGGCCGGATAATCATCTGGTAAGTGGTCTGGTGCAATCCGGTGTTACCCTGCTCAAAGCGGGCAACAATCCCCGTGATGCTGCGTTGTTCGATACCGTTTTGCAGAATGGTCAGCGTAGCGGTGCGATCCAGTACGGCTGGAAAGTCGATAGCCGGGTCGGCACTCGCCAGTCCCACACTCAGGCTGAACGGCTGGGAAAAACTTTCGTTCAGGGTGAAATCAGTCACCACAAACGTCTGCGGCAGTAAGCCACCTGCGGTCAGGGTAAATTGCAGGCCACTCGGGTCACGCCCGCCCATCAGCATCTGGCCGACTTTTTCCAGCGCTTTGGTGGCTGAATTCTGTCCCCCGGCTGAGCGTTCTGCCAGCCCCTTTCCACCGGTAAAACCGCCACCCGGGATTAAGCCCGCCGTGCCTGACATACTGCTGCCTATCCCGCCGGCATAACCGCCACCCGGAATTAAACCTGCTGCGCCTGACATTCCGCCGCCTAATTTACCGGCAACCTGTTTTACTTTCTGAACAGTCTCTTTCCCTTGCTTCAATTTATTGATGTTCTTCTTTATTGACATAGTGTGTCTCCCTGAGGTGATGGAACGTTATGTGATAGGCATCCCACCTGATAGCAACGCAGGCCATAACATTCGGGTACAAGATTTAAATCTAACTCACATGGTCTCCGACAAATGGGTTAATTCAGGACGCAATATATTGTTTTTCGATAATTTGAAAGGACGCTGTGTCCGAATATATCGGCGGATTTGTGATAAATAAAATAGGGGAGATAATAAATAACGAAGGCGTACAAACCAAATTAAATCAAGTGAAATAAAAAAGGTCATCCGACAATCACAGTGTGAAAAGTTAAAATGTTTGCCGTTGAAAAATAATATTCTTAGGTGGCGCATGTGGTTAGTGTATTTGACCACTTAACGTTTATCCATAAATGGTGCTTTTTTACGTAACGTGATGAGATAAAAATAGAAAAACAGAGAATGGCTTTGAAAAAATCATGATCATTTTTATTTTATGAGTTTGATCACAAAAAAGATAATTTTTAATAATGATATTTTTAATTTTTCTGATAAAAAGCGTAACAAGGAATGATATCTTTGTGTTGGATATATAAATTATAGCTATTAATTCAAATGAAAGTAAATATTGGATGAGTTAAATGTCAAATGGAAATAGACAAATTAATATTTGGCGTATTTAGCAATACAAAGATTAAATCTAATCAAAATAACTCAACGTTGTTAGACAACTGCCCGTATTTTAAAAGGCAGTTGTTTGCCTTATAGTGATAATAATTTACTTTCCCATTGCGTTATAATTTCTCTCTTTTCTTTCAGATAATCGTAGCGATCGTAGTGTTTAGTTGAGACACCGGGTTTTTTATGGTTTTGCAATCTATCTCTCATCTCAGAACTGATCCCCATCTCTCCTGCAAGGGTCTTAAAGGTTCGTCTGATATCCCTTGGTGTAAACTTCTCAAAATCATAGCGAGCGCAAAATTTTTGGATCTGTTTGGCATATTCAGCTGTGAGTAAATGGCCTTCTTTAGTATTTCCGGGAAATAGGAATTCTGAGTCTGGATATTGTTTGGCCTGGTATTCTAATATTTCAGTTGCAGATTCACACAAGGGAATGACGTGGTAATCACCGTTTTTTGAAATATGAGGCGGCACTGTCAGCGTGTTATTCTTTTTATCCCAGTTATCTTTTGTATTGGTCATTATTTCCCAGGGGCGTTGTCCAGCGGTGAAAATGCAAAGCAATATTAACCGGCCATAATCCGGGTGAATTGGGAATACTGTCGACGAAATACGGAATAGTTTTAGAATTTCTTTCATTTCATCCCATGATAAAAATCTATCCAACGCTTTATCTGCCCCTTCTTGGCGTGGAACGATAGTCACGGGGTTTCGGTCAAGACCATAAATAACTTTCTCGTTCAGTTTGGCTGGATCATTGTCCGCGAATAAACCGAAGTTAAATACAACATGGAGATTGGCACGCACCTTGTTTGAGCCGGCAACAGCACCACGTGAGATAAATTCAGCCAATACTCTTTTAATGTGGTCTGGGATAATATCTTTTGCGGGCGTATTTCTATCAATGTGCTGGCTATCTAATACCTGATTCAGTCTGTATTGAGTTTTATCATAAGATCTCTTGCCACGGCGTTTCTGGTCGGCAATATAGTCACTGAATAGCTGTTCAATTGTGGCGTGATTTATGATGGTTTTTTCTGGAGCTGAAACATTAACGGCAGCATCTCGTGATTTAGATAATGCTTCTGCCAAAGAAAGAACAGGAAAGTCACCTAGGTTAATGAACTTCTCTTTCCCATCCTTAAAATAACGATAAACAAAAACCTTTCTCCCCGATGGGTATGTTTTGACACCCAGCCTGCCAGTTCCTCGTGTTGCTGATGCTTGCCATGTATAATAGGCTGAGTTTTTTTGGTTTTAAGCCTCGAATTTTACTGTCAGTCAATAAGGTGCTAGCCATTGGAAATATCCTTCATAACAGGTCAAGTAGCGGGTCAAGTTATGATGAAATGATATGCAACTATATGAAACTGCGCAACCCATAAAATCCATTTAAATCAAAGTGATGAAACCTTATGAAATTATAAGAAATCGTGTGAAATCAATTGTTTTTGCCCTTCTAAGCCGTAGGTCACAGGTTCGAATCCTGTAGGGCGTACCACCCATTCATATCTTAACGTCTTCCAAAGTCCATAAAACCCCAATAAATACGCAGTATTAGCCTTTTTCCGTTCTTCTGTAGTCCAGTCAGATATGTTGAAATCCATAGATCTCTGGGGGCATAATAGGGGGCATTGTTAGGTTCAATCAAAATGGATGCCCCCACATGAAGTTGACCGCCAGACAGATAGACACCGCGAAGCCCAAAGACAAATCGTATAAACTCTCCGATGGTGGGGGCATGTACTTAGAAATTTTTCCGAATGGTTCCAAATGTTGGCGATTAAAATATCGCTTTGCGGGTAAAGAGAAGCGATTGGCATTTGGCACTTACCCTACCGTAACCTTGGCAGAAGCCAGAAACAAAAGGGAAGACGCCAAGAAAATATTGGCAAATGGCGATGATCCGGGGCTGGTTAAAAGACAGGAAAAAAGAGAAAAAGCTCTCATCGTAAGTAACAGCTTTGAAAAAATCGCCCTTGAGTGGCACGCCTATAAGGTTCCTAACTGGTCAAAGGGATATGCAGAAGACCTTTTAGAAGGTTTCACAAAAGATATTTTTCCTTTCATTGGCAAACTCGCCATCACTGATATCAAGCCATTAGACATGCTCACCGTCCTGCGCAAAATGGAACAGCGTGGCGTTCTCGATAAGCTGAAAAAGATCAGACAGGCATGTAACCAAGTTTTCAGATATGCAATTGTCACGGGAAGAGCGGAATATAATCCAGCGGCGGAACTGGCTGGCGCATTAGCAACACCGAAAGCCAAGCATTTCCCACATCTGAATGTCGATGAATTACCAGCATTCCTACAAGCATTGTCCCTCTATAGCGGAAGTAAAATTACTCAAATTGCAACGAAGTTACTTCTGCTTACCGGATTGAGAACAATAGAGCTGCGCGCCTCTACTTGGGCAGAAATTAATTTCGATAAAGCAATTTGGGAAATCCCTCAAGAGCGTATGAAAATGCGTCGGCCTCATATTGTTCCCCTTTCTGAACAGGCTTTGATCTTACTAAAAGAGCTGGAAGCAATCACAGGCCGATTTAACTTTGCTTTTCATGGTAGGAATGATGCAAGTAAGCCAATGAGTGAAGCCGCCATTAATCAGGTTCTTAAACGCATTGGTTATGCTGGTCGGGCAACAGGCCACGGCTTTCGACACACCATGAGCACTATCTTACATGAACAAGGTTATAACACTGCATGGATTGAAACACAGCTTGCTCACGTTGATAAGAACAGTATTCGAGGAACTTACAATCACGCCCAATATTTGGATGGTCGTAGGGAAATGCTGCAATGGTATGCCGACTATATGGATGCACTCGAACAAGACGACAATGTAGTACATGGAGAATTTAAGAAACGAGCTTGATTTAATTATCTTAGAATAATAATCTTCGGTTAACATGTAACTATTTATGGTTTTGTATTAATCATAAATAGTTATTATTGCAAATGGTAAGACATAATACATTCTTTGTATGAAACAAATTACTATTGTCACTTGGATTCACATATTAAGCGCAACACCGTAATGAGCGAAGTAATTGAGTGGGTACTCCTTTAAATAACTCATTCGGTGTTTTGTAATCTCGTGTTTTACGAGGACGATTATTTAATCGGTTTGCCACAAGGTTAATCTCCCGCTCTGATACCTTATTAAAATCGGTTCCTTTTGGGAAGTAATCTCTAATTAATCCATTTATGTTCTCATTTATCCCTCTTTCCCAAGGGGAATGCGGGTGAGCAAAATAAATTCTTGCCTCTAAATTTTTACTGATCCGCTCGTGTTCGGCAAATTCGAGGCCATTGTCAAAGGTAATTGTTTTAACTTTATGTTTTATCAGTGATAAGTGTCTTGTTGCCGCTTTGGCGACCCCTTCTGCTGTTTTATCTTCAAGTTTAATAATAATAGTAAATAATGATTTTCGTTCAACGAGTGTCAATAATGCACTTTTATGATCTTGGCCAACGATAGTATCGCCTTCCCAATCACCAATACGCTGCTTTTTATCAACAAATTTTGGGCGTTTATCAATGCTGACTCTATTTTTAATTTTGCCTCTGCGCTCATAATTTCCATAGCGTTTACGATACGGTTTTTTCGCCATTCTGAGATGTTGCCATAAATCACCACCATTCTTTTTATCTTTATAAATCAATCGATAAATCGTCTCATGATGTAAAGATATTTTGGCTTCCCGTTTAAGATAACCCACAATCTGTTCGGGACTTAAATCTTGCCAAATTAACTGTTTGATCCACATTTCTATCTCTGGATTCACTTTGACTGCTTTTATAGCAAAATGCCGGCGTGCTACGGCCTTAAACTGAGCCTGTTCAGGAGAATATTTCTTTGCTTCCCGATTTCGTCTCAATTCCCGGCTAATCGTTGAGGGGCTTCGATTGAGTGACTTTGAAATCGCCCGTTGTGAAAAACCCGCTTCTTTCAGGCTAGAAATCTGATATCTTTCTGTTTCGGTCAGTTGTGTATAGGTCATAGCGCATTTTCCTTTGGCGAGAAAGATGCCTACTATAGCAACTGACCGCCTTTCTCAGAAATTGCACTTATTATGCGAATCCAAGTCATGTAATGAATTAATTTTACAACTTCGGTTTAATTATCCCTGTTCTAATAACGTCCAAAAAGAACCAATATGGACAAGCTAACAGGGGAAAGTATATGTCAGAAACTATCACATCTAAAGAAAGTCTTATCCGCTTACCAGAAGTGCAACGCAGAACGGGTTATAGCAAGGCATGGATTTACAAACTGATTGAGGAAGATAAATTTCCGAAACAAGTCAAAATTGGTACTCGCTCAATAGCTTTTATTGAATCAGAAATTGATAGCTGGATAGCTCAACGTATTGCTGAATCTCGCAATGGAATATAATTAAAAAATCAATATCACCAATTTGTTCTAAGAGAAAAATATTATTTCAGCATAGATTGAAATATATAAAATTATGATAAAGAAAAACATGGTTAATAATCGTGATGGGGTTTTGTACGCTGAAAATAATGAATATTATATTTCCACTAACTATATAGATATTGATTGGTTCAAAAAAGAAAAGGATAACATGGGAAATGCTATCCTTGTTTTATTTAATGGTATAAATCAGTTTATTGCCTTGAATAATGCGATTTTCTTAGTTCAGCCTTTTGGATCTATACCTAATCGTTCTAATTCCTTACGCCCTAAAGTTTTAAGCCAGTTAGCTAAGCTCATTCCTGATTTTTGGGCTGCATCTTCAAATTGTTCTTTTAGTTCGGGAGTTATACGCATTCTAAATTGTGGGGATTGCCCATCACCTTTTGGGCTTTTATCTCGCTTTATCGTTGACAAGTGGTCACCTATTGCATTAGCCTTATCGATATTAGGTGGTCACCTTAACATGGTAAAACCTATAAAATCAACGCCCCCGCACAGTGCTACCAACACTGAACGAGGGCTAACCACCCACGATAACTACAATATCGAGGTAGCTATGTTTCAATATACCTTTCTAACTGGAAAGGGCAAAGCCCGTTTACCTAAATTCTTCCCTATGTACCTTATCTCCACTCTGGAGGTAAGCCATGTTTAAGATCATTATCACCATCACAAATCAGCATACTGGCGAGATAAAAAAAGAATCAATCCGTTATAAATACAAGACATTGCGCGGTGCGGAGAAAGCCGCCATGCGTATTCGCCATTCTTACATACCAGATGATAAATCTATCGACGTTGAAATAGTCAGAGTATACGAACGCCGATCACCTATTTCACTTTCTCAGGCCATGCACAATACGGGGCTGGCAACTTCTTTATTTGGCGTAATTCTCGAAAAGGCCAAAGACGAATGTTCTATCGATTTAAATAATCTGATTGCGCTGGCCTGTGATATCAATCAAGAAGTTTATCATGCGCTTCAAGCGGCTGTTTATGAGGAGTAAACCATGAGTCAATCATCATCACATGGATATAAAACTCATAAAAACAGCTCGGCAAGCCGCCCGATAGACGTTATCCGAACAGTGAAACAATCCGCTATGAATCACTGGCAAAGCCTGTTGCCAGCTTGTGGTGTGGATGTTCCCGCGAAGGGAAAGCATGGCGCTTGCCCGATATGCGGCGGTACTGACCGTTTTCACTTTATAGACGATAACCATCATGGCGACTGGCATTGTCGCCAGTGTGATCAGCCTAATCACGGCGATGGTCTGGATTTAGTGACAAGGGCTAAAGGTATCACTATTCTGGCAGCGGCTAAGCTGATTGCTGATGTGCTGGCAATGCCATTACCTGAACCCAAATTCAAACCAGTTAAAGAGCAGTCTCGAACAGTGAAACCCATTGCAGAACGGATCGCGGTGCTGGTGGCAAAATCGATAAGGGGAGAATCTCAGTATCTGGCGAAAAAGGGGCTGCAATGCCCCAACCAGCGGCTATTGCAAGATGGTTTTCTATTACTGGTGACTCAGACACTGGATGGCACTATCACCGGCGCTCAGACCATCAAGCCTAATGGTGAAAAGCGTCTTGTATCCGGTACGCAGAAGAAAGGGAGTGTTATTCCGGTATCTGAAATTACCGGAACGCCGGACACCATCATCATTACCGAAGGTTATGCGACAGCGCTGACTGTCAGTCAGCTACATAATGGTGTGGTATTAGCTGCCATTGATGAAAGTAATTTACTGAATGTTGCCGAATTGGTCAGAAAGCAATGGTCTGAATCGAAAATTATCCTTGCCGCCGATAATGATTGGCACTCACAAGGCGAACGGGACAAAAACGGCAAGCTCAAAAAGAATGTAGGCAAAATAGCGGCAGAAAAGACTGCTAAAGCGATTAATGGCTGGGTAACGTTACCGCTAACTGAATATAAAGCCGACTGGGATGATTATCGCCAGCATCACGGCATAGAGGCAGCAAGGCAGGCATTCAGCAACGGATTATATAAGGTTGGGGAGAAAAGACTCATGGAAGCAGAAGCAGTGGTAATCCACGAAGCAAAGCCCAAAAAGGCCAATAACAATCTGGCACAAATGGCAGCCAGTCAACGCGGGGCATTATTGGTTGAAAGTTACGGCAAAGTAGCTGTTAATCCTGATAGCGAAATGGTTTATCACTATAACGGCACAACATGGGAAACAGTGTCAGATAACGAGCTGCGTCGCGCAATGGTGGCAATCTTCGACCAGCACGACACCCCGTACAGCCCAAACGGGATCAATAACGCTATCTGTGCCATGAAATTACAAATTCCGGTCATTGGCGAACAGAGGTCGGATTTAATCGGGTTTTGTAATGGTGTGTATAATTTATCGACACAACAATTTACCCCGCACCAACCGGAACACTGGTTAATGAATCATAACGGCATTGAGTTTACCCAGCCTGCTATCGGTGAAAACTTGTCGGATCATGCTCCTGACTTTTATCGCTGGCTCTCCCATGCAGCGGGGCAGAATGAAAACAAGATGGATCGTATCAAAGCTGCCCTATTTATGATTCTGGCAAACCGTTATGATTGGCAGCTCTTTATTGAAGTCACCGGCGAAGGCGGCAGCGGTAAAAGCGTATTTACATATATCGCCACCTTACTGGCGGGAGAGCACAATACCGCCAGTGGCAATATGAGAGCGCTGGATGAAGCCAGAGGCCGTTATCAGTTTGTCGGCAAGAGCTTAATTACGCTGCCCGATCAGGTTAAATATGTGGGTGAAGGTGCAGGCATTAAGGCCATTACAGGCGGCGACCTGATTGAAGTTGACGGAAAATACGAGAAGCAGTTTTCTACCATCATCAAAGCCGTGGTATTAGCCACCAATAATGAACCCATGAGCTTTACCGAACGTAATGGCGGCATTGCACGGCGGCGGGTGATATTCCCGTTTAATATTCCGGTTAAAGAATCTGAGAAAGACCCACAGTTGCCGGAGAAAATCAGCCGGGAACTGCCGGTGATTATTCGCCACTTATTAACAGAATTTGCCGACCAGAATAAAGCTAAGAAACTGCTACAGGCACAACGCGATTCCAGCGAAGCATTAACGGTGAAATGTGGCTCTGATCCTCTCTATCGTTTCTGTGGTTATTTGGTGTCTGGGGAGGATACCGCCGGAATGAAAATGGGGAATAAAAATATCAGCCCACGCGCACCACGAATGTATCTGTATCACGCTTACCTGTCCTTTATGGAGGCTTACGGTTTTGAACGCCCGTTAACACTGACAAAATTTGGCGAGTCGATGCCGAAGATTATGCAGGAACATCGGAAGGATTATCAGAAAGTGAGAACTAAGAAAGGCTATTCTTATCATGTTGAGTTGTCGGAAGACGCGGAAGAATGGCTACCGTCAGTACCTGAACGTCGAGACGATTAAGTCTGCTACATAGAACTTTTGGATTTAGGTATACATACTATGCACCATTTTATATATGTAATTGTATTTAAGAGAAAATAAAGGATGTATAGTTATTTTTTAACTATGCATCTACTCTACATTCTCTACATCAGTTAAAAAATAAAGGGTGTATAGGGTACACAGTGGGTGAATATCGTATTAATTGTCACAAGCTCAGATGTAACAAGGCTTTCAGGGAATTGTGCATAGGGTGTAGAGTTGAGGGGGCGAAAAAGATTTTTAGGGGATATCTCTGGTAGGAAAACTAAATTTTCTAATTTAATGTGCTAATTTTTCTGTTTAAGGAAGCAATCAGTAGATAAAAATATCTTTATATTTTGATATGTATCAAATCATAATTCAAATTGGTAGATTAAGTGGTGGTTTTTAGAGACTGTCTAACAAAATATTTTTTATGTCAGGATTATCAACACCACTTAATTCAATGTATATTATTATCACTGCATCATAGTTTTTTAATTACCATGTAATAGTTTTTATCATTATTGTTTTTCTTTATGGTAAATTAGGAATATAGCTATTGACAGTAACGGAAAGATAAATAACTATATGTTTTATTTTGATAAATCAAAAGGAAACGAAATGGCTAATATGATTTACATGACCTTAAATGGTAAAAAACAAGGGTTGATATCAGCAGGTTGCTCAACTTATGATTCAATAGGTAATAAATACCAAGAGGAAAACAAGGATAAAATATTGGTTTACTCTATAGATCACGATATTAATAGAGAACAGAATGTCAATCATCATCCTATAGTAATAACAAAACCCATCGATAAATCATCTCCATTATTAGGGGTTTCAATATCAAACAATGAGCACTTAGATTGTTTACTGGAAATATATAGAAATAGTTCAGCAGGGGGATTGGAAAAATTTTATTCTATCAAGTTAACAAATGCCACGATAAAAAACATTTCCAGCCATTATCCCAATTCACTAAGCCACAATGATATGCAACCATATGAAAGCATAACAATTTCATATGATAGCATAACATGGACACATCACATCGCTGGCACATCAGGCTACAGTATAAGAGAAGAGAATGTATTTTAATTCTTCTCAACTAGAAACAAAATGGTACGGTCAGTATCATTTTGTTTTATCTGTATAAACAAATTTCCTTTACTCCAAGATTCGCTTCCATCTGTATTCCAATATGCATTTATATCTTTTATATAACCTAATTTTTTAATATAATTTATTAATTCCACTTTACGATTTGGATTTACATCTGAAAATAGAATTGAATTAGTCATTGGTTTTACACCATCTGGTGAGTCATAGGATATGATGTAATTATTTGAAATAATGGGTATTTCTTTTATTTCATCGAAGGTGAATAAATTATATCTAATAAAATCATTTTTTGTGTATGAAAAATTACTATTTACAAATAAAATGGGAATGGTAAAAGTTAGCCCTAAAAAAAACAGAGCGATAAATGTAATTTTAATAAACTTATTCAAGTTCAATCCCCACGTCTCTCACTGCATGTATGTTATATCCTGTTCTATCTTCAATATGTATCAGCAAATGACTCCTATCTATATCAGTGATCGGTGATATAGTATTAAGAAATGTAGGCAAAGAAGAATAGTATGGTCTGGCATTATTAGGGTATTTTTGGGGATCAGGAAACAATAAAGGTTTAAATATTTTATTTTTATACTTTCCTATAGCACCATAGTAATCCCACCTTTTTAGCGCATCTTCTTTACTTATAGGTTGAAGCTGAGTTAAATAATCAACTCCATTTATAGCCTGATAAAAGCCAAGTAGATTTGAAACCAAATCTTCACCGCTGTATCCACTATCTGTATACCAATTAAAAGGAAATGAATCTTGATGCGCTTCAAATAGATGAGTGGTATACATCATAATAGTAAGTGCAACTCTTTTTTTATCATGTAAAGATAAACCTCTTCTTACTTTCCATCTTGTTATTTTAGATGTGCCATATTTTAATCCAAGACCCATGTATTGTGTGTACTTAATGGTAAAGTATGGTTCTTTAGTATCATCGCCTGAATTTATAGCAGCCATTAACATTCTGGCATCGTTACCTTTTGAATGCCCAGTATCTACCCATCCTAATTTTTCGGTATAAACTAACCTTCCTTCTATTACATCACTTCTACTACTCATGGGAACTCCTGTAATTTAGTTAAATACACTATAAAATTTTAGATTATCTAATAGTATAGAAAATAATTAATAAACTACCTCATAGAAGCCTTCTAACAAAAAGTTACCACTTTGTTGTATTGCACTAAAAAATAGGTTTCTATAGCATGTGATTCTATAATTACATAGTAGATTAGTAAATCCCAATCTCACTTTTTAGTAAGGATATATGCTTATATAAAATCATGTTAGATTGAAAGCGTATAGCTTATCTTTTTTAAAAGTAATGTCAGAAATTAACTATATACCCATAATTAAAATTTAAACCGCTACTTTTATATTATTGTATACACCTCCAACATATTCATAATTCTTTCTTATTATTTTTCATAGTGTTAAAAATCATTTACTGAAAAAATAGATTAACTATAAAAACATCATGAAAAAACTACTCGAACTACGCCAACAAAAATCCGATTTAACCCATCAAATGCGTTCACTACTTACCAAGGCTGAAAACGAAAAGCGTTCACTCAATACTGATGAAGCTAAACAGTTCGACGAACTGCGCAGCCAATCCGATACATTGAATGCTGAAATCGCCCGCTATGAGTCTTTGGCTGATGAAGAACGCAGTCAGGTAAAGACCCAACCGACCAGCAAAAAACTCAGTAATGATGAACTGCGTCACTATGTTCTGACTAGCGAAACTCGTTTTTTATCTACGGGCGTTCCGTCTGAGGGTGGCTATACCGTTATTCCCGAACTGAATAAACAAATCATGCAGCAACTGACTGATGAGTCAGTCATGCGCCGGATCTGTACGGTAAAAATCACACGCAGCAACGAATATAAGCAATTGATTTCAGTCGGTGGCGCAGCCGTGGCACACGGAGAAGAAGGCAAGGCACGCAGTGAGACAACGACACCGAAGATGGAAGAAGTCAGTATAAAGCTGTTTCCTATCTACGCTTATCCCAAAACCACGCAAGAGATTATCGATTTTAGCGATGTGGATATCTTAGGCTGGCTGACCTCCGAGATTGCCGACACTTTTGTCGATACCGAAGAAACAGATCTGGTCAGTGGTGACGGTAGTAAAAAAGCGAAAGGCTTCTTGTCCTATCCCCGTGATATTAAAGCCGACAAGGTGCGTGCATTTGGCACATTGCAAAAGCTGGAAGTTGCCGCCCTTGAAGCAGATAGCCTGATTGACCTTAAGTTCCTGCTCAAGAACAAGTACCGCAAGAACGCCGTCTGGGTGATGAATTCCACAACTGCCGCCCAAGTACAAAAACTGAAAAACGGCAATGGCGATTATATCTGGCGGGAACGTTTACAGGCAGGTGATCCTGATATGCTGCTGGGCTTGCCTGTCCACTATCTCGAATTTATGCCGGAGGGTGTGATCGGTCTGGGTGACTTCAAACGTGGCTATTTTATCGTTGACCATGAAACCGGTATTCGTACCCGTCCTGACAATATCACCGAGCCGGGATTTTATAAGGTACACACTGATAAATATCTGGGCGGCGGGTTGGTGGATTCCAACGCAATTAAGGTACTGGAAGTGAAAGCATCCAGCAACTAAGTAGGAGGGGTATCACACCCCTTTCCAAGCCTTGGAGTCCATCAATGAAGCATGATTTTGAAATCCGTACAGCGTCACTATCTGCCAGCAATAAGACGCTGACAGGCTATGTCATTAAGTGGAACAGTCGATCACACGTGCTGTGGGATGAGTTTATCGAACAGTTCGCACCGAATGCGTTTAACGCCAGTTTAGCGGTGGGGACTGATATTAGGGCATTGTATGAGCACGACCCGATAAACCTGTTAGGCCGTACCACGTCTGGTACATTACAATTGAGTGAAGATGCTACCGGATTGCGCTTTGAGCTAACCCCGCCAGATACCCAATTAGGCCACGATGTACTCACGTTGGTTGAAAGAGGCGATATACAAGGCATGTCCTTTGGTTTTCGTGCCATTAAAGATCAGTGGGATACCCGTCAGACACCTTATATCAGAACCGTGTTAGAAGCAGAATTGCGGGAAATCACGATCACTAGCTTACCCGCCTATCCTGAAAGTGGGGTAGAAATTGCCAGGCGTTCACTGAATGCCGCTAAACCTTGTGATACCGATTTGCGTCATTACTGGCTGCAACTGTCTGAGGTGTAACTATGTGGCCGTTTAAGCGTAAAGCCCCTGAAGCCCGCAGTATGACGCTGGATGAGTTTCTTTCTCTGGCAGGCATATCTAATACCAAATCAGGTGAACATGTTTCCCCCTCCACGGCAGAAGGCTTACCCGCCGTAATGAATGCCGTGACGGTGATTAGTGAAGCGGTGGCCTCTATGCCTTGTTACCTGTATCGGGCTGCGCACCAGAACGGCAAAGAATCCCGCGAATGGTTGAGCGATCACCCCGTGGATTACTTGCTGAATGAGTGCCCGAATGATTGTCAGACGCCGTATCAATTCAAGCGAACCCTGATGCGCCATTGCCTGCTGAATGGTAATGCGTATGCGGTGATTGTCTGGGGACGGGATGGTCAGCCACAATCCTTGCATCCTTACCCGCCGTCAGCAGTCGTACCACAACGATTATCCGATCATCGGTTCGCGTATACCATCACCGAGCCTTATAGCGGTAAGGTCAAAACCTATCTACAAGAAGAAGTGTTACATCTGCGCTATGCCACCGAAGATGGTTTTCTTGGGCGCTCACCCGTCACCGTTTGCCGTGAAACTCTGGGCTTGGGACTGGCACAACAGCGCCACGGCGCAAGCATTATGAAAGACGGCATGATGGCGGCGGGCGTGATTAAAGCCGCTGACTGGTTGGATGGAATCAAGGGAAGTAAGGCACTGGAAGCCCTCGAACGTTATAAAGGTGCGCGTAATGCCGGAAAAACGCCGATCCTTGAAGGTGGGATGGAATACCAGCAGTTAGGCATGAGTAATCAGGATGCCGAGTGGCTGGCCTCCCGCCGCTTCACCATTGACGATATCGCCCGAATGTTCAATGTCAGCCCTATTTTTCTGCAAGAGTATTCGAATAGTACCTACAGCAACTTTAGCGAGGCATCACGCGCCTTTCTGACTATCACTATGCGCCCGTGGCTTGCCAACTTTGAACAGCAAATCAAAGCCGCCTTGCTGATGACCTCACCGAAATGGGGAATTCGCTATCAGGTGGAGTTTGATACTGCCGACTTGCTGCGTGCCAATCCGAAAGAACGTTTCCAGAGCTATGAAACTGCCATTAAATCCGGTGTTATGTCACCGAATGAAGCCCGCGAGCGCGAGGGATTATCGCCCCGTGAGGGCGGTGATGAATTCAGTCAGGCATGGAAACAAACAGTAGAAGTGAAAAAAACAGCGGAGAACAAGGCATGAGAGCAGGCAGATTGAGACACCGGATCACCCTTCAGAAAAACGAATCAAGCCGCTCGCCGATGGGTTCGGTGATAAACAAATGGGTGGATGTTGCCGAAGTTTGGGCGGAAGTGCAGCCGATTAGCGGGCGGGAACTGGTCGCATCTGGTGCTGTGCTATCCGAAGCCACTGTGCGTATCTGGCTGCGCTTCCGTGATGATATCACCACAACAAACCGTATTGTTTATCAGGGAGCCAGCACTCACGGCAAGACCTTTGCTATTGTTGCCGTTATTCCTGACCCGAAACACACCCGCCTGGAACTGCTTTGCAAGGGAGGCGTGAAATATGCCTGATATTCCCCTGAGTGAAATCAGGCAACACTGCCGGATTGATGAAAGCGATACCCTTGATGATACGTTACTAATGGCTTATGCCGATGCGTCGTTAGAAGTGTGTCAGCAACATATCGGCAAGCGGTTTGATAATGGTCTGGTCTTTACGCCAGCAATCAAAGTGGGCTGCCTGCTTTATATCGGCTTGCTGTATGAAAATCGGGAAATGGCAACGGACATTGAGCTTAAAGAAGTCCCGTTCACCATTAAATCACTGTGGTTTGTCTATCGTGATGTGGGTGTTTACTGATGCCGTGGCAACCGTTGAAACGCTGTAGCTATCCACACTGCCGCGAGCGGGTGAAATCAGGTCGCTGTGAGCAGCACCAACGGGAAGCCAGACGCCAGCAGGACAAGCGACGAGGCACCCGAACCCAGAGAGGCTACAGTAACCGATGGGGACGCTATCGGCTGCACTACTTGAAAGCGAATCCGTTATGCGTTCATTGCTTACCGCAGGGTATCTATACGCCTGCCATCATTGTGGATCACATTATCCCGATACAGGGTGATACTGATGTGCTGTTCTGGCCTGCATCGAACCATCAGGCGTTATGCCAGACCTGCCATAACCGTAAGACCGTGCAGACAGACCCCATCACCAAAGCGAAGCGCAAGCAGGGGATCTATCGGCAGCAGGAAACCGAAGCGGAAAGGTATCGTGACTGGTTAACAAAAGAGTAATCACTCAATGAAATAACGGGGTGGGGGTATCAAAAATGACAAATGTCCCACCCAGCGGAACCGCCCCCTCCTTCAATTTTTACGCACGGCAGTTTTTTTGAAAATAAAATCACAAGGAACAGAGAACATTATGGCAAGAGCACCCAAACCGCCTACGTATTTAAATGATATTGCCGCCAGTCAGTGGAAGGCAAAAGGTAAATTATTAAGTGAGCGGGAAGATCTGAACGCCGCTGACTGGAACAACTTAGAACTGTACTGTGTCAACTATGCCATTTACCGAAAAGCCGTGGCAGACCTTGATATGCGGGGCTTTAGCATTGTTAACAGTCAGGGCAGCGAGAGCCGCAATCCATCATTGAGCGCTAAAGCTGACGCCGAAAAAATCATGATAAAAATGTCGTCATTGCTGGGTTTTGATCCGGTATCACGACGCAAAAATCCGGTGGAAACCGAGGAAGAAGACGAGCTGGATCGCTTATGAACGCATGGGAACAGTACGCTTTTGATATCGAAAACGGTAAAATTCCGGCCTGTAAACGCGTAAAACAGGCCGTGAAACGCTACTATAACGACCTGAATAACCCACTTTATGTATTTGATTCGACAGTGGTCGAGCGTTTTATTGCCTTTTCCCGTGTCTGTCCGCATGTCAAAGGCCATTTGCGTGGTAAACCCATCATACTTGAGCCGTGGCAACAGTTCGCCTTTGCTAACCTGTTTGGCTTTAAGGTGAAAGCGACCGGACGCCGAAAATACCGCAGTGCTTATATCCAAGTACCGCGCAAAAATGCCAAATCAACGGTGGCCGCCATACTGGCGAACTGGTTCTTGGTGATGGAACAAGGCCAGCAGGATATCTACACCGCTGCCGTGAGCCGGGATCAGGCACGTATTGTCTTTGATGATGCCCGCCAGATGGGCCTGTTATCCAAACCCCTGAAAAAACGGGTCGCTATCCAGCAACACAAAGTTACTTATCCAAAAACTAACAGCCTGTTAAAGCCACTGGCAGCCAAAGCCGCCACGATTGAGGGTACAAATCCTAGTCTGGCAATTGTCGATGAGTACCATTTACACCCTGATAACGCCGTATACTCTGCGCTTGAATTGGGCATGGGTGCCCGTCCCGAAGGACTCCTGTTCGCCATCACTACAGCGGGCAGTAGCGTGATATCAGCCTGTAAACAGCACTATGATTATTGCTGTCAGATACTGGATGGCGAAGAACAGAACGAATCCCTGTTTGCCCTGATTTACGAACTGGACGATGAGAGTGAGATTGATGATGAAGCACTTTGGATCAAGGCCAATCCCAATCTGGATGTCTCGGTAGACAGTGCCGCCCTGCATGACACTATCCAGAAAGCGCGCGGCATTCCCTCACAATGGACAGAAATGCTAACCAAACGCTTTAATATCTGGTGCCAGGGCGAAACCCCGTGGATGGGCGAAGGCGCGTGGAAAGCCTGCCAAACTGATTATGATGAAAATGACCTTAAGGGACTGGAGTGCTACGCCGGACTGGATTTATCGTCAACAGGTGATATTACCAGTATTTGTTACACGTTCCCCGTGGATAACGAACTGTTATTACTGACCCGTCATTACCTGCCCGAAGCCCAGTTACAGAACCCTGCCAATAAAAATCGGGCGGTTTATCGGCAGTGGGTGCAAGCAGGTTGGATACGTACCACCGTAGGCGATTGCATTGATTATGACCGTATCCGTGATGATATTCTCAAAGACAGCCAGAACTTTGATATCAAGCTGGTCGGCTTTGATATATGGAACGCCACTCATCTACGAACACAATTGCAGGGAGCAGGGCTGGATGTTGAACCCTTCCCACAAACCTATATGCGCTTTAGTCCGGTGGCTAAATCAGCAGAGGTATTTGTTAATCGCAAAGTTATTCGTCACAACTGCGATCCAGTGCTCGCATGGGCAATGTCCAATGTGGTGATGGAAACCGACGCAAACGCCAATATCAAACCGAACAAGAAGAAATCCGCGAATAAGATAGACCCTGCAATCGCGTTCCTGATGAGCTTTGGCACGTGGCAGATTGAGCATGAAGAGTTTGCGTTTACCTTAAGTGAAGAACAGCAGCAGCGCCTTAAAATGTTTAATGGGATATAGCGAAAAAAGTTAAGCGTTTATACTGATTCGCTTATTGAGTCAGATAAACCAATCGGTTAAAGTAGCCCAGCCATTGCTAAATACCAATGGTCAAGGTTTTGCAGCCTTGTGCGCTTATACACTGGTAAGAAGCTTTACCAGTGTACCTGTTATCGCCTTTTCTATGGCGGTTCAGGCAGGGGAGGCTATGCCTCGCTGGAGTAAGCGCCAGTCTGCAAACCCTGTCTGAATCGCCACCATCAATTAATGGAAGGGGTAGCAGGAATGAATAATGTTAGAAATGATTGGCATCAAGCCGATATTATTGCTGCATTACGTAAACGTGGTACGACCTTAGCGGCTGTTTCTCGTGAAGCAGGACTCAGTTCATCTACACTGGCAAATACTCTTAGTCGGCCTTGGCCTAAAGGTGAATGGATTATTGCTAACTATCTCGAAATACATCCCTCTGAAATTTGGCCTAGTCGATATTTTGATCAGAGTGGCCAGCTTATTGAACGGACAGTTCGTAAAGTTGCGATTGGATAGCTTGGCATCAATGAAATAAGCCATGAGATAAAATGATATTCGTAGTCATTAAACTGATACTCATGGCTATATTTTACGCTTATACTTTATTTCTCACATTATAATTCTTCGGACTCATGCTTTAAAGTTGCTATTTCATGTTATTTTTTTGAAGAGCTATATCTAAATAAATTTAGAGCAAGGAATATTAATATTTGTCTATTTATTTTTCTACAAATTAGAATCTTGCTCCGTAAATAAACATGCTTTTATATATTTTAATTCTTTGCTGAAGTATTACAGAATGGATGCATTAAAGCTCCATTGCTGCTCTCTCCCTTTCCACCATCACGTTTTCTAATTATATGATCAAATGAAATGGAGTTTTGATGAATAAATCCCCTGCATAATGCACAAGTAGGTGCTTTTGGTAGGCTTTCTTCAATGAAAATTTGTGATTTAAGTACTCAAGAAAAGTTAATTGCAAATTGGTCGCCATAACCTTTCAATAAAGTATTTAATTCATGCTCCATTGTATTCTGAGTCCAAGTGATAAAACGTCGCCAATGGTATTTGGCCTGTTTCCAGACGATCTCAATCAAATTCAGCTCTGGGCTGTAAGCGGGAAGATAGAATAAAAACATGTTGTGTTCTCGTAACCAGCCATTTCTGATTTGTTCTTCGATCCCGTGATGGATACGCGCATTATCCAACACTAAAAATGTCAGGCGGTTGTCCCCTTGTTTGGCGACCTGCTCTAAAAAATCAATCACGTCATCGCGCGTGATACTGCCTGACGTTGTCTGGTAAAACAGCGTGTTATCCGTGTAATTTAACGCCCCCAGAACTGACCGTCTGTCATGCTCTCGAGGCTCAGTTTTATGGGGCTTACCCCGTGGACTCCATCCATATTGCACCGGAGGAGACGCGGCAAAACCCGCCTCATCGAAATAGAGCAGACGGTAATGGCCTAACTGTGCTCCAGCCTTAATTTTATTCAGCAAGGCGGATTTTTTAGCAAACTCCGTTTCGTTACGCTTTTTTTAAGCGACAGTCGGGTTCGTTTATAGGTGAGCCCCTGCTTTTTCAGGGTATTTGCCAGCGTTTCAAGCGTACAAGGCAGGGCACCATGCTTTGCCTCAACGCACTGAGCTATCCGGGCGAGTGTCAGGGACTCTGCGCTGGCCGCTTCGACCGCAGTGGCAATCATGTCAGGCGTCATGGCGAGATACCGGCCTCCGGCATGACCACCTAATAATCCCGCTATCCCTGAATTGTGCCACATGTGAACCCAATTATAGATAACCCGGAGACTGCATCCGATTTCAGCGGTGATCTGGGACGGCTTGATCCCTCTGGCAAGCATGAGCAAACCCGTTCCTCGCGTACGAATGTCCCGATGTGGATGATTCAAAGCAAGTTGTTGCAATGTGATTCGTTCAGGCTCAGAAAGTATTATCTTCGATTTCATAAGAACAGGCAGAGAATCAGGTTATCGTGTTATCGATTGTAACAGTAATGCAGATAATTTATCTGATTAACTTAACATCATTTGAGAACTTTATTGCAGTTATATTCGATTTATCTGATTTTACTAAAAAAGAATATTCTGATAAAATTAATTCAACAATTTCTTTTTCTGATTCTTTTTTCTTAAGTGCATTTATAATTAATGATTTTATTTTTAAAATGTGTTGGTGGCTTTTCATTCCGCTTCCATATTTTGCATTTGTATTAGAAATAAAATATTTATATCTAATTAAAAAATCTTCAAAAGAATTGCGAATAGATAAAAATGCTTCTAAACTTTTAGTAGATGACTCTACTTTTGATAAAAGATCAACCCAAGCTAATATTGCCGAGTATATGTGATTTCCTCTAGAGTTATAAAAGTAAACTAAAGGATGTAATCCTAACGATGACGCATGATTAGAATTTATCCGGCGAAGAAATTTTAAGACTTTCTTTAAGTAATTAATTGTTGTGCTACCATCTGGGTCATCACTAATTTTTTTAGTGTTATTAGGAATGTTATTGCATTTTTTTACTAAATCAAATATAAAACTATTTGTTTGTGGTGAGTTATGTTTTTTAACTAATGGGAGATTTAAATTTCTGACAGGTCCTGTAACTTTTGGTAAAAATATCAGGCTATGAATTTCTTTGGCTATTTTTTCAATTTCATTCATTATACTAATATTAAATTTAGACCAATATTGATGTCCTGTGCCTGCGCGTATAATTGCTCTGGATGCTATAGCAAATGCTTTTCTACGCGACATTAATAATTCTATTTCGGTGTCATTAATTTTAGAGGCCTTTTGGTTTATCTTAAAAAAAGATTGTTCAGCTTTTTCAGCACCACCAGTAACCCATTGTAGTTGTATGGATGTGCGACCTAAACTTAATGCTTTTCCTAACATACTAGATTCTCTGTTATTATCTCGAATAACTCTCTTGTAATCGTTATAAGATCCGACTGTATTTTTTATTTTTTCTCGAGTTTTGTTTGCTATATCTCTTTGTTCATCATCAATTTCATTATTAAAAAATTTTTGAGATATGCTTCCATCGCCATAATCATCATTTATCCAGGCAATCAATGCTCCGAGCCTATGTGCACCATCAATAACAAAGTTGTAGTGACCAGAGTTCCATAGAATCACTGCTGGAATTAAGTCACCATCTATAAAGCTTTGTATAAATTCACATAATTGGTCATCACTCCAATCTGAGGTTTCACGCTGAAAATCAGGTTTTCTTAGTCCTGCATAGAAAAAATCATCTATTTCTAAATCTTTCACACTTATATTTTGATTGAATGATGATGCTCTTGTGTTACCTTCAATTACTTCAAAATCCTCACGAGGAATTAATGCATCTAAATTTATATTTGGCATTTCGTTCACCATTGACTGTTAAATTTTGTTGTCAAAAATAGAATGGGGTTGTATTTGTAATGGATATTTTCCCATGCGTACCCTTAAAACTGAGAACTATAGCATAAATACGCATAAATACAGTAAAATACGCATGTTTGAGGTTAAAAAATGTGATGGTACTTACTATATAGTTATGTTTCATAATAATTTTAAAAAATAAATTCAATTAATTTACTGTAAATAAAATTAACTATAATAAATGTAATTATTTATAATGTTTTTATTTTTGTTATTTTTATTTTCCAGGAAAAATGTATATGGGGGCATTTTAGGGGGCATGTAATATCATTGAACAAAATAAAGTTATTTTAAAACAATAAATTAATTTATATTGTTGAATCCTGTAGGAGCCTATATGAAAGGCAATAACCTGAATAAACCGGTTTCCGTGACCCGATTCGGTATGGATATGCCCGGCGCGTTGGCTGAGTACAACCAGCATTACCTGCGCAAGAAAAGCAAACAGGGCATTCGCAGCAATCTGGATCTGAATATCGACACTGCCATCGAATGGCTGCCGAAACTGACAAGGGATAACCTGCCAGAAGAATAACTTTTTTCACATAGATAAAGATTTCCTAAAAATATAAAAAAGTGTTCACCACTATTCACTCTATAATTTAAATTAGATATATCAAGGTATTAAAGGGTGAATAGTTATTTTAAAACTGTTCACAAGTCTTCACCCCTGTTCACCTTTTTCTGATTTAGAGGTGAAGGGTTGAGTGAAGAGTGGTGATGAGTTTAATTTCAAGTCATCACCCTTTAACAATATGAATTTAAATAAAAATATTTATAGGTGAACAGGGTGAACAGTTTTATTACTAATTCCTTAATAGGGAGGGGTTAAATAAAAAGGGTTTTTCTGGCAGGTGATCTTTCAGCTCTCAGAGTTACCGGGTTAATGTATTAGCCCGGTAACTCTGAGAAGACAAGCGCAGCGCGTTAGTATTATAAACCAAAATGATTATTGTCTTGTTAAGTGAGAAAATTTTTCTGGTTGGCAATTTGTTTGCCTTAATATTTTAAAGATCTTTTTCTTCTACTATCGGGAATATGTCTTCATATTTTGGGTAAACAATTAAATTGCATTTTTCAGCGATAGAAATCTAATCTGATAGATATCAATAGATTGGGTATATAATCTTTAAGGAATGCTTAAATTATTTCCCTGAACTTGAATGAAAAATTAAAATTACTAGTTGGAATGTTACAGGTTAATGTATCTTAATGTAGTTATAGGAAGTGCGAGTCATACAAACCCATACTCTAAGATTGTATGACTCTTTTATTTTTTAAATTTTTACATTTTCAATTTTTTTCTGAAAATTTTCCATAAATATTTTTTCACCAAATCCCATTACTAATCCTGCGGAAAAAGCCATTATAGGATCATTTTCAATATTATTAGAATTAAAGTTTCCTAATTGTATTATTATAACTCCAGATTTCATTAGTAAAGCAAGGGATATCGAAAATATAACAATGAAAATTATCCTAGAATATATGCCGGAACTATCACTTAATATAGGGATGATATCATTGAAATCAATATTTCTAGTTCTGAATGCAATAGAAAGCCAACATCCTATGCAAGACCCTAGTCCGACCAGAATTAACTTTGAAAGATAAATAATATTAGAATCTTGCTGATTGCTATTGATCCATAAATAAGTTAACCAAAATAGTATAAATGGCAGTGTGATTATTTTAATAAATCTTATAAGGATACTGCTCTTAAGGTGAGGTGATTTTTCATGCAATAGTTCCTGCTTTATTTTTTCTATACTATTTTGAGCGAGAAGACACTGAGTCTTACTACCATTAAAAGCAAGATCGGCAATTATATACACACGTTCATAATAATAATTATACATAATTTTATCATTGGAACAAAGACGTTGTAATACACGGATGAAAAGCTCAATATCATCTTTTAGCCTAACTATCGTATCAGGAAATTCATCTACACCGTCTTCAACCTTGAAAAAAATATCGTTTAATTCATTCGGCACTTCATATTTAGATACAGTGAAAAATTTATCATTTGGCATATGATTATTTCCCGCAGAATCTACAGGTTGATTTTGGTAATGTAGGGTTATCCCTTCCAGTTATAGAGTACGTTACACCAAAACTTATCTTACTTTTTATATCTGAAATGCTTTGCTTAATTCTTTCTATTTCCGTCTGTGAATTATTCAGGCATGTGGATGTCTTTAAAGATTCTAATCGAGAGTAGATTTGCTCTAAATCATAAATTACTTCAGATTTTTTCATGATATTCTTACCTCATCACGGATAGTAATATCTTGAAAAACAGCACCCAAAGCTATCAAGTTTTGACTCATCTCATTATAAATATTTATTGCTCTTTTAGTTGGATCTTCAATTGTGATGATAACTGAAAAAGGTATGCCTTCTGGAGGATAAGTCACGCCATCCCGAACCTGAGATGTAACTCTTAGCCTCCAGTTTGATGAGTTTCCAAACCCATTCTTACTTATTCTTTCATAAACTTTAGAGGGCCACCATTTAAATCCATGTTCTATTAGATTCTTTTCATAATTGAGATCGGCACCAAGCCGGTTATCCCAAATTGAATTGACAGCCTTTCCAAATTTACCCTTATTGTTTTTTATATGCTCTTGCTGTAAGGAAGCGTCAATATTAACTCTGATATACTCTTGGCCATATTGTCTGTCTATTTTTGGCGAATAAACTAGAGACATTCTTACTTTTCCTTTGCATTTTTCAGAAGAAGTTATTAGTGACTTTGGCCAAATGAAATTAAATTCAGCTATTTGGCCTCTTTTAAGAATATCCTCGAAAATAAATGTAAAAGATGTTTCATCTTTACTTATTATTTCAGAAGAACTATTTGGAAAACCAAAGCCAACAAAGTCCTTAGCTTCTTTACCAAGATTTTTTGAGGATAGGCAATCAGGTATTTTGGCACTATGAATTATAAGAGCCTTAAGCGTATTTATGCTTAGGTTTTCATTTGATTTGAAGTCAATTGCTGCAATTGTTTTTGCTACATGTGGGACAGCCAAGCTTGTTCCATGAGAATTGAAACATAGGTTATTATTCCCATCGAGTGTGACGAAAAAGGAGTTTTTGGGGTCACTGATACCACCAATATGAACTAAATCAGGTTTTATACCATATGCTGTTGCAGGTCCTCTTCTGGTATACCTTGCTGGAGCTTGATAAGTAATCAGTTCATTTTCGACATGATTAACAGCTCCAACCGATATTGAGGTAACTGAATCGGCAGGCTGAAGAACTTTATCTTGTTGTTGAAACCTAGCAAGCATACGAAAAAACCTGTTCTTCATTTTTAGGCCATTCACTACGATATTTTTTATCTTCTAAGTTCCCAACAGATATTATGAATATCACATTAAATTTGATTGATATTTCATCAATTCTTGCAGCGATAAAACTATATTCACTGTCTGATATAACTTGTTGGAAATTTATACTCATACTTATTATACGGAAACCATATTCTCGTGCTGCCTGCACTTCCAAATACAACCAATCTGTAAATTCTGGTAGTGTCTCAAAATGATCATCAAAACTATATTTATCAGCAGGAAGCCAGATATCATAAATTTTCGCATCCAT